CCACAGGTGACTACGGTGCATCCTCTGCCACAGGTAACTGCGGTGCATCCTCTGCCACAGGTTACAAAGGTGCATCCTCTGCCAACGATTCCGAGAGCGTTGCGGTTGCATGGGGATACAAAGGGAAAGCAATGGGTGTCATTGGTTCCCATATCGTTCTTGCTGAATGGAAATATATTGGCAGTAAAGAGGATGACAGATACGACAGAGCAGAGCAGGAAGCATGGGAGTTTGTCGGTGCGAAGATGTTCCGGGTAGACGGTGAAAAAGTGAAGCCGGATACATGGTACAGATTGGAAAATGGTGAACTTGTGGAGGTGGAGAATGCAGATTAAGAAAGAGACAGTCATTTCTGTTCTGACAACAAGCGGAGAAACAATCAATGCCGGTGACACCGTGGTTTTTAACGCAGAGGGCAAATGCTACACGGGGGTTTACATGGGTCTGACAGACCGTGGAACCTTGAAATTTAAAGGCAAGATTTCCGGCACTGATGTCACATGGAACGTGATGCCTAAAAGTATTAAGGAGATTTACAAGGCTGATGTCAAAGTAAAAAATGATGAATTTGGCAAGTTTATGAACGAGCCGGAAAGTGAGGAATAAGTATGAAACATAAATTCTATGTTGGAGATGTGGTTAAACCAAACAAAAAAGCAGATGAAAATTATACCATAACTAATACATCTTATGTAAGAGAAGCCATTGTTACAGAATTAAGAGACTATACGATGTATATAAAAATCATAAAAGGGTCACGCAGTGTTGGGGAAGTATTTTCGGTTGAAGAAGAATGTTTTGATTTGGTAAGAAAAGCAAAACAGGAAACCATTGTCATCTACCGCAATGACAACAAAGTAGTTGCGCTGGACAAGTCCACAGGGAAGAAAGCAGAAGCCAAGTGCAATCCGGCTGATGAATTTGATTTCCGTACTGGTGCTAAGTTGGCTTTTAATAGACTGATGGGAGAATATGTAAAGCCTGATGATGGTGTCCGTGAGGTGAAAAGAAAGGCTAAAGTTGGTGAGTACGTCAAGATTGTTTATGCGATGCCTTGTTTGATTCCTTATAAAAACGGAGATATTTTCAAAGTAAATTGCGTTACGGCATTAGGATGTATTTGCAAAAAATCTGAGGAAAATGTTGGTTTATGGCACAGAGAGTACGTTGTCCTCGAAAACTACAAGCCGGAGAAGAAAGACGAAATCTGCGTGGGAGATACCGTAAAGGTCACGGATATCGGTAAGCAGTACACCACATACAATAAATGGAGTGGTCTTTTAGGATACAAACAGAATTTTGTAAATGGATCATGTGTAAGTAAAGATGAATACAAAGTTTTAAGAATTAAAAGACACGATGATATGCTTGAACGTACTCTTGCACTTATTCAGAATCCCAAGACAAGCCAGGTATTCATCATTAACATTAAAGGACTTAAGAAGGTAGAAAGGTAGGTAGAAACATGGCAGACGAAAAGAAACAGGAAGTAATGACACAGGAAAAGGCAGAGGTAAAGGAAAGCAAGAATAAGGTTACAGATTACAGTCTTGGTATTTTTGGAACATCAGACAATTTTATTATGGCAATGCAGATGGCAAAGGCACTGGCTGATTCAACGATTGTTCCGCAGACATATCAGAAAAATCCGTCTAACTGTTTGATTGCCATTGAACAGGCACAAAGAATGCACATTAGCCCTCTGATGGTTATGCAGAACCTTTATCCGATACAGGGAAGACCTAGTTGGAGCAGTAAGTTTTTGATTGCCTCTATTAACGCAAGCAGAATGTTTGACATGGAGTTGCAGTATGACGAGGTAAAGGATAAAGATGGAAAGCCTTATTCATGCGTAGCGTGGACTATGAAAAACGGTCGCAGAGTTGAGGGTATGGAAGTCAATATGCAGATGGCAAAGGACGAGGGATGGCTTGGGAAAAATGGAAGTAAGTGGAAAACCATGCCACAGTTAATGCTCAGATACAGAGCGGCATCGTTCTTCTCTAGTCTGAATTGCCCGGAACTGACAATGGGTATTTACACAAAAGAAGAAATCGAAGATGGAGACTTCAAGGAATATCCGATGGAACCCATTCAGGAACAGGTTCACAGGGAGATTCAGAATAATGCAAACACTGTTGAGTTTGAGGAAGTACCGCAGACACCGCAGACCGCAGAGACGGACATTGCCAGCGCAGAGACACCGGATTGCTTTAAGTAGGAGGAAAAGGGATTATGATTTTTGTAAAAGTAGGTATTGTACTTTGGGTTGCGTTTTTTATTGTTCGGTTTTTTGTAAGTTCATCTATTAGCACAATAGAAAAAATCACTCTTGCATACACCGGAAAACTCAAAATGACACCGATGAGATTTATCGTGTTTATTTTATTTATCTCAGCTATTGCAGACAGTTTCACAGCGTTGATTTGGTTTTTGTTTTTCAGATAGTGAGGTATCCGCTGATGAAACTAAAATGTTTAGGCTCCGGTTCTTCCGGCAACTGCTATCTTCTGACAGCAGATAACGGCGAAACGCTTTTACTGGATGCAGGACTCCCTATCATGGACATAAAGCGTGGTCTTAACTGGGATATTAAGTGCGTTGTGGGTGCGATATGCACCCATACGCACAAAGACCACTCATTATCCGCATCAGACCTTGAACATATGGGAATACCAGTATTTAAGCCATATGAGAGTTTAGAACCTATGGAAATAGGGTTTACTGGTGGAAAAATAATGGCATTTGATTTGACAACACTGGACGGCAAATGGACACATACCAACGCTGATGGTTCAGAATGCCCTTGTTATGGATTCTTGATTACTCACCCGGAAATGGGAAAATTGCTTTATGTAACTGACACGGAATTTGTTAAGTGGCGGTTCCATGAATTAAACCACATCCTTATTTCATGTAACTATCAGAAGAAGTACATTACAGAGGATTCCAACGATGCTAAGAAATCCCATGTGTACCGTGGTCATATGGAACTGGAAACAGTAAAGGAATTTGTTCTTGCGAACAAATCAGATGCCTTGCAGAACGTCATATTGTGCCATTTAAGCCGTGATAATTCTGATGCCAAAGAATGTGTCACAGAGGTAAAAAAGATTGATCCATTGGCGAATGTAGACTATGCGGCAGCAGGCAAGGAATGGATTTTACAGAATGGAAAGGAGTGCCCGTTTTGAGTGGTGGAAGTTTTGGTTATTTGTGCTACAAGGATGTCAATGAGCTAATGGAGCCGTCAAGTATCTCCAACCTTGAAATTATGGTGCAACACTTACAGTTGTACGGTTACGAGGACATAGCACGAGATACACAGCGGTTGATTGAGTATATCCGGTCGGCAAGTATCAGAATTGAGGTTTTGAGCGAGAATCTTAACGGTGTTTTTCATGCGGTAGAGTGGTATGAGAGCGCAGATATTGGCAGAGAGACCATGATTGCAGAACTGGAAAAGTACAGAAATGGTGGTGCGAATGGCTGACACATTTTATAGACCACTTACACCACAATTAAGAAGTGAAATAATGCAGAGCATTGATTCTAACATATCCGAACTGAATACCTGTAAAAACAATGCTTTAGTCAATATGCAAAAGACAGGATATGGGGCATTGAGAAATATTATAAATGCCTTGCCGGACGGATATTTGATTCCATTTGAAAGGCGGTGATGTGGTTGGCTGATTGGAAGAAAATCTATGCTATGAAAGCAGAACGTGAGAAAAAAATAAAACAGATATGCCCCGAAATATCGAATGTTAGCGGAATCTATTTGTTTTACAGAGTGGACGAAGCAGGAATCAGAAGAGGGTATTGTGGGCAAGCTGTCAGACTTTTAGAGCGCACATCTTCTCACCTTGCGGAATACGACCATATAGCATTGAGCCTTAAAAAACATGGCTTCAAGAGCAAAGATAATCCGCATGGGTGGTCATTGCATTTTTTAACCTGTGGGATATCAGAACTTGATGAAAAAGAAGTCGAGTATATTAAAAAATGTTCTGATAGTGGTATTCAGATGTACAACGTCACGGCAGGAAGCCAAGGTAAAGGGAAACAAGTAACAGGGCAATATAAACAGCCTAAAACTTATTCGCAAGGCATACAGCAAGGCAAAATCAACCTTGCAAGGGAACTGGCGAACATTGCCGACAAGCATCTGATAATCAGTTTGAAGCCTGAGAAGCAGAACAATTCCGTGTCGCAAAGACAATTTGTTCGGTTTATGGAACTTTTGCATGGAGAAAAGGATGGTGAAAGTAATGAATAAAACAGACTATGAAGTACTTTTACAATACGTTGAAGAAACTGACAAGGAGTTTTATGAATCTCTTTCTACTCAAAAACAAATTATGTATCTTTGCTATCAATATGGAACTAGATCTTTTAAAGAGTACTTGTTTAAGTATAGATTTCAGCAAGCCTGCAATAAATTAAAGGAGTTTTTCAGAAAATGGTGAAATACGAAGATGAATGCTGCGGATGTGCCACTGAAAGAACTTGAAAATCACAGAACTTGGAGGTGATACATAAAATGCCAAAACGATATGACAATCCGCAGGAAATTTTGAAAATTATGCGGAAGACAGAACTTTTGAAGCAGTCTGCGGAGAGAAGTCCATTCACCGGAATACTGACACTGTTCTGCTATACCTTGTGGAAAGACTACAAGTACTCACAGACGAGACTTTCTGATTTCTGCGGTAAATTCACCGAGTACAACGAAAAGTACGAGAATGAGCCTTATACGGAGTTACAGAGCAGGCTTAACGATTTTGCAGACTGGACGATTGAGTACAAGGAATTTACCGAAGCTGATTATCCACATTACAAGTCGGTTGTAGCGCAGAAATGCATCCTGGAACAGGTCAGATGCAACAACCTTATCAATGAGTTGTCTACAAGGTACATCCTATATGGAATGGTAATTCTTATGGAAGATGGATTTAGTAAGAAGAAGCTGACGAATTTCAAGGATAAGTTTTCTGACCACATGGACAAAGCCGGAGACAAGTGCAACGGAAAGGATTTCATGGACTTGTGGAGAGAACTGGTGGAAAACACCGGAATCTATATTGAGAAGCCTATTTTTGAGTAAGGAGTTCTAAATGGCAGAAAAACGAATGTTCAGCGCAAAAATAATTGAGAGTGATGCTTTTTTGGATATTCCTGCTACGGCTCAAATGCTTTATTTTCACATATGTATGAACGCTGACGATGACGGATTTGTGAACAACCCCCGGAAAATCATAAAGATGTGCGGTGCTTCTGATGATGATTTGAAAGCATTGATAGACAGCAGATTCCTTTTATCTTTCGATAGTGGAGTTTTTTTGGTAAAACACTGGCGCATTCACAACTACATTCCACCGGATCGTTACAAGCCGTCATGCTATGTGGATGAAAAAGGGAAAGTCGGCTTAAAGCTAAACGGAGCATACACCACAGACCCTAAAAAGATGGTTTCCCCAGTAGAGGGAAATCCAAAGAAGAGTTGTTGCTACGACAAAGAAATCAAACTTGATAAGAGGTGATATAAATGCAGATGACAGGTTATGAATTGTTGGCGAATTACGAAAAAGCAGAGGACAAGGACAAACAGATTCAGATTCTTGCGGATTTGAACCACATCCCGGTTGACATGGTGCGTTTTGTGATTGACAACAGAGAGAAATTCGATGTTTCAGAGACACCATTGTCCACAGAAGAATTTGCAAAGTGGTGTGAGACGGAACTTGACCGTGTGGATGCTAATATCCATGCACAGGAAAAATATTACAGAGAAATTTGCAATGTATACAGAATCGCAAGTACATACGGAAAAAGGAGTGTAGCTGTATGAGAGAGGGAACAGGAAACTTTCAGAACGGTGACTTACTCTACATGGCTACACATCCGGTTGCTGATGCTATTAGAATCGGACGCACGAAGCCGTATGAGTGCAAATATCCAGTGATGGAGAGCAAGCCGAGGATCTCGGAAAGGAGTAAGGATGGGAAAAGCAGCAGGGATTAGAGGATACACAGCAGACGAAGTTGCAGAAAGTAGACGTATAGAACTGGAAAAAGACTATGAAAAATGCCGTAATAAGTTTGATGAAGTAAAAATCAGAACGCAATCGGTTAAAACTGCAAAATTAGAACTTGAAGAGTGCAAACATGAGCATGAAAAAATGCTATCAGAATATCGCAGAGATAGCGTAGACAGAGTTTTATCGTACATTCGCACAAAGAAAATTACGGACTCAAATGAATTGGATTTACTGCTGTGCCACTGTCAGAATAAGCTGAACGGCAACATTGATGGTATTGAGTTAAATTTGCACTATGAGTAAAGGAGCAAGGATGGAGAGACTCACAAGAAGAAGTGCTAACGGAACAGGGATATATGCTACACCTAGCGGAGAACCTGTTAAATGGGAAAATAACCGCCATAATGTATTACAGAAATTGGCAGATTATGAGGATGCTGAGGAGCAGGGATTGCTCTTGCGGTTGCCGTGCAAGGTGGGAGATACCGTTTATGTAGTCACTTCTCCATTTAATGTGTTTGATGATATTGAATATGATGAGAATATGAAAGACGAAGTCTATGAATCTTATGTTTCTAGTGTATCATTTTATGAAAGCGGAGAACAATATAGAATTTACGCTAAGGCAACAAATCATTTTATAGGAGCATATTTTAGAGAATGCGATTTTGGCAAAACGGTATTCCTTACCAGAGAGGAAGCCGAAGCCGTACCGAGAAAGTGAGAAGAGAATGGCAAATAGGAACACACTGCATAGCAACAAATTGGATGCTTTTCGCAAATGGCTTATCAAAACCGGATGGACGATTGAAGAACCGAAAGGTATATGGGAAGTATTAAGAGCGAAAAAGGCAGGAAGACAGAATCCCTTGATTGTCTATCAAAAAATGAACAAAGAGCATTTAAGCGTGCTGGACAGAGATATTGATGTCATCAAGAGATTTTTGCAAGAAAAGTAGGTGGAAGATGGTGAAGTGTAATAACTGCAAGAATTTAGAAACAAAGGATAACGGGTTTGATGCGTACTCATGGTGCGAGAAAATCAACGACTGTCCACATGGGGACATAGAAAGAGACTGCGAGCACTACGTACCTATGATCAACGCAGACCGGATCAGGAGCATGACTGACGAGGAGTTGGCGATGGCACTATTATGTGTCCTGCGGAATTTAAAAAGGAAAGTGAGGAATGAGGATGAAGACAGTAACAATCGAACTTGTTGACGGATATTTTATCGAGGTGGACGAACTGAACCACACTCTTAAGCAGAGATACCAGGGAGAGACCAAGGATGGCGAGAAAAAGTCTGCGGAGAGAATCATCGGATATTATCCCAGTGTCAGAGCGTGTGTGGAACGCATTGTAAAGCTTATTCCACTGGATGAAAACGATGGCAAGGTAATTTCTATGCGAGAGTATGTTGACGAGGTTGAAAAAGCCTTTAAGAGAGTTTCCGAGTTGAAGTTGGAGGAGTAGCCATGACGGAGAATGAGGCAATCAAAGAACTTGAGACATCTATTGATTTAGCAAAAATGTGTACACAGAATTACGAGAGAAAAAACGAAATCCAAGGTTACGGGATAGCAATCAAGGCACTGGAAGAAGTACAGCAGTACCGAGCAATCGGCACGGTGGAAGAATGCCGGGCGGCAGTGAAAAAGCAGACGGCGAAGAAACCGGATTACGAGGGAGACGGATACTCGGACGGACAGCTTGTATACGATACGTGGATTTGCCCTTCCTGCGGTAAGCATTACGAGGTTGATTATGATAGATATGATTATTGCCCGAATTGCGGGCAGCGCATTGATTGGAGGGATGAAGTATGAGTGAAGAATTAAAGCCGTGCCCGTTTTGCGGCGGAGAAGCAAAAAAACAAGCAGTTAAAACGACAATATTGGGCGATACCTATTGGGGGATAAAATGTACGAAATGTAATTGCGGAACGGTTGGCTATCTGAATTATAACTATGCTATTAAAGCATGGAACAGGAGGGCGAACGATGGGAAAAATGATTGACGAAGGCGAATTGGTTAAAGTACTAGAAGAAAGAGCGACAAATGAAGCTATCTGCGGATATATGACAGCCTACGATGTTACTAATAGCATTATTGATGAAGTGAATGAGCAGCCGACCGCCTACGACCCGGACAGAGTTTTGCATCAGTTGGAAGAACGCACAGCATTCCTGAAAGACTGTACGAAGTATGGAAATAAAACAGCAGAGCAGCAGTCAAAATCCTACGACACTATGATGATGTATGAGGTCAAGGATTTGGTAGATGATTTGTTGGAGATTGTAAAGGCAGGTGGTTCAGATGGCAATTAAGCCGATTTTATTCAATACAGAGATGGTTCGGGCAATTCTGGATGGGAGAAAGAGTTGTACGAGAAGAATAATTAAACCACAACCGCAAGGATATTTTGAAGTAAGCGAAGAACCGCTGTATATATATGATACAGACGGAAAACAAGGCAAAATTACACCACCATATCAGCCGGGCGATATCCTGTATGTCCGAGAGACATGGCGTGTTGGAGCATGGGATATATTCAATCAAATGATAGCCTTTGACTATAAAGACGGCACTTGCGGAGAATTAACTTACATACATGACCGGGAGCTGTTTGATAGGTTAGTAAATCAATCCAGAAATGATGCCAGACAAGCAAAATGCGAATACAACGGTGCGGATTTTGTCTGGGAGAAAGGAAAATCGCCTTGCCGTTGGCACCCATCCATCCACATGCCGAAAGAAGCCGCACGTATCTGGCTTAAGGTTACGGATGTGAGAGTGGAGCGGTTGCAGGATATTACAGAGGAACAAGCATGCATGGAGGGAACAGACCCGTGGGATGAAGTATGTTACGAAAACAACGGATGGCATCCAACGTTTTCAGACCCAGACAGTGGTGGAGACCCTAATATGGTCGATGGATTTCATAAACTTTGGAACTCCACCATCAAGAAATCCGATCTTGACCGTTATGGTTGGGATGCTAATCCGTGGGTGTGGGTAATTGAATTTGAACGGTGTGAGAAGCCAAAAGGAGTGTGATGCAGATGGAACCCATTGATTACACCGCCCTGTACGAGCAGAATGAGGACTTTAAGCGGTACGTTGACAGATATTGCATCAAGCACAGAATCAGCGTTGCAGAATCCTTACAGCACTATCTGGTGCAGATGGCGGGGAGACAGTACAAGGAACAAGCAGAAACGATTGTAAGAAAGGAATAACGAATGCCCGGTAAACCGTGGAGACATGAACACAGAAATATTCCCGGATTGTGGAATCATGTGCTATTTAGCACAGAAATAAGAGAAAGGAGCCGTAATGGATTTTGGATATTACAACAGGGATTGCATGGATGGGATGAAAGAGTTCCCGGATGATTACTTTGACCTTGCGATTGTGGATCCACCGTATGGGATTGGAGAAAATGGGGATAAAAACCATACAAGAGGTAAACTGGCAAAAGCAAAGGATTACAAGAGTTTTAGCGGAATGGATATAAATCCACCAAACGAAAAATATTTCGATGAACTGTTTAGAGTGTCAAAAAATCAGATTATTTGGGGGGGCAAATCATTTTATAAGCAAAATGCCGTTTGATAGTAGTTGTTGGATTGTTTGGGATAAAGATAATGGAAATACTGATTTTGCTGATTGTGAACTTGCATGGACTTCGTTCAGTACTGCAGTAAGGAAGATTAAATATAGGTGGAACGGAATGCTTCAGCAAAATATGAAACACAAAGAAAACCGTATCCACCCTACACAAAAGCCAGTGGCACTATATGAATGGCTTCTGAACCGCTATGCAAAGACCGGAGACATTATCCTTGACACCCATGTAGGCAGTGCCAGCAGCTTGATAGCCTGTTACAGAACCAACCATCCATATGTTGGATTTGAACTGGACAAGCATTATTATGATTTGTCCAAAAAGAGATTAGATGCAGAAATGGCACAAATGCGATTATCTGATTTTATGCCGGGGGTGATGCCATGATTCAGATGAGCATTTTTGACATTATACGTGAACCGATACGAATTACAAAGCCTATAAGGCTGATAGAACTGTTTGCCGGATATGGTTCGCAGGCAATGGCACTGGAAAGAATCGGTGCAAAATTTGAGCATTACAGAGTTGTTGAGTTTGATAAGTATGCCGTAGCAAGCTACAATGCGGTGCATGGCACAGATTTTCATACAATGGACATAACAAAGGTTCATGCGGATGATTTGAATATCTGCGATACTGAAGCCTTCACTTACTTACTTACTTACTCGTTTCCATGCACCGATTTATCGGTTGCCGGGAAACAAGCAGGCATGAAAAAAGGTAGTGGCACAAGGTCCGGTCTTTTGTGGGAAGTGGAGCGTATTCTGAAAGAGATAATAGATGGTGGCGGTGAGTTACCGCAGATTCTGTTCATGGAGAACGTTCCACAAGTACATGCCGATGCAAACATGGTAGATTTTCAAAACTGGATCGATTTTCTGACAAGTCTTGGATATGTAAGTTACTGGCAGGACTTAAACGCAAAGAACTACGGAGTGGCACAGAACCGTGAAAGATGCTTCATGTTTTCATTTTTAGGAGAATATTCATATAATTTTCCTGAATCTATACAACTTACAAAAAGAATACGTGATTATCAAGAAGAAGTGATTGATGACAAATTCTATGTAAGTGATAAGGCATTGAAAGGATTTGTGGAACACGCAAAAAAGCAGAAAGAAAAAGGAAATACTTTTCATGCAGTGATTAAAGATGTTGATGACATTGCATCAACAATATCAGCTAGATATTACAAAGATGGTTCTGATTGTCTTATAAAAGTTGCTGGAAAAATAAATTCATCGCAGGACGGAAAAGTTGTTTATACAGATGGAATCGCATCTACACTTACAGCCGGTCATTACAATGTACCAAAAATAGCAGATACAGCAATGATAAAATTATATGAAAGTGTGAAATTACAACATATTATTCGAAAGCTGACACCGAGAGAATGCGGACGTCTCATGGGAGTATCTGATGAAGATATCTCCAAGATGGCAGCGGTCAACAGCAACACACAACTTTACAAGCAGTTTGGTAACAGCATCGTGGTTGATGTGATGTGTGAAATGTTCAAAAACTTAAATATTGAGCAAGGGAGTGAAATCAGGAACTAAAAAGTGAAATTGATATTTGAGTTGTTGCTTGGGAACTCAAAAGCAAGTTACTAGTTGGGAAAATTGAACTACCGAGGAAAATTCGGTAGTTCGGCAAGTTAAAAGGTGGTGAAAATTATGGCTATAAATGCAAAATGTAATGACTGTGAGGAACCTACAAAATATGTGGTTGGCTTTTTCGATGGCAAGAATGGAATCCACGGTTGTCTTTATGATTGCCACAACGAGGAATGCACAATAAAGCAAATAATGGAAGCATCTGCATCGAAAGATATTCAGGAAATGGCAAGAATACAGTTAGCCAACGGAGACAAAGGGATGTACGCAGGCTATATTGCAGCACTAAGAAGAGATGCAAAAGTGTCCATGTTTAAGATGGCACAGATTGCCGGATGCAGTTCGGCAGATTACAGCGCATATGAGCATGAGCGGAAAGAATTTGATCCGGAAGTGTATTGGAAATGCAAGGAGTACTTGGATAAGGTAAGAAATTAAGTATGTAACTTAGTATTTAGCAAAGGAGTTAAGCGAGAAATGTGGTCACACGATGAACAGAAAGAAATAAATGACAGCTACGCTGTTATGGCAAGAATAACGTGTAAATATTGCGGAGCAGTAGTACACAAATATGTGGAAAGCCATTATACAGGCGGTTCCAAGTGTGTGATATTGGCAAAGTACTGTAGATTTTGCGGTAATGCTCTTAGGATTTAGTGGAGGAATACTATGGACAATGAGATTATTTCCTTCAATCTAGCAAGAATCGAGCGAGGAAGAGAAAAGCTGTGCAAATGCGATCCACCTCATTACGAGGTCGATACGGTAAACAGGATCGTAAGCTGTCAGGATTGCGGAGCTACGGTAGATGCTTTTGATGCTCTGCTTACATTGGCGAGGCGGTATGAGCTGCTGGAGGATGAACAGCGTAAAATGCTATCTAAAGCCAAAACATACAGTGAACTGGCAGATGCTGAATTCAAACGGATGCGAAAGAATAAAGTATTCCGAGAAATGGAGGAACATTACAGAAAAGGTTTATATCCTATATGCCCTAAATGCGCAGAACCCATTGATCCGGTAGATATTTGGGAATGGACAGCGCATCTGGAGTAAACTGAAATAGAGGGTCAGCCGTTTGACCGTTCAAGATGACCTTATAAACTTCTGAGACGGTACCACGATATTTAGCCTTCTGTCGAAAAACGAAGGACGGTTTTGCTGTTTTTGCGATGAGAAAGCAGCATTTAAACTGAAATTTAGCAAAGGAGACTGGCTTATGAAGTTGTCAAAACTGACTAAGCCAGAACTTGAAGAAATCTTCCGGAACGCCAATTTCACGGAAGAGGAAGAAAAAGTGTTTTGGTTGCTTGCAGGAGGTAAGAGTTTAGAACAGATATCTGCAAAAACTTTTCTTCCGATAGCAACCGTAAACAGAAGAGTAAAAAGTATAAAAGACAAAATCGGAGGTGAAGAAGTTATGAATAAAACGGTTCCTGTATGGGAAAAAGTAACACTAACACTTGATGAAGCTGCCAAATACAGCAATATAGGAATAAATAAAATCAGAGAAATTTCCAACAATCCAAGATGTAATTTTGTAATTTTTGTAGGAAAAAAACGTTTAATAAAGCGCAAAGAATTTGAAAAGTTTATCTCTGATAATGTGGAATTGTAGACAATTAAAGCCTTATGTGATAAAATATCAGATTGCATAAGGCTTTTCTCATAATTGGAAAGGAGTGTAAAGTTTTGGGGAAAGACCTAAAAGGAAAAGAATTGGGACAAGGAATAAGTCAAAGAAAAGACGGATATTATGTGGGAAGATACACTTCAAAAAATGGAAAGCGTATTCAAAAATTATTTTTAAAGGTAAAAGATTGTCAAAAGTGGCTTGCAGATAACCAGTATTCAGATGAACATAGTAATGCTGACTTTCCACAAGACATGATTGTAAGTGCGTGGTATGATTACTGGATTTCTATAAAAGAGAAAACAGTAAGACCGAATACCGTAAGAAATTACAAAGAACGTTACAACAAGAATATTTCACCAGTCATAGGAAATAAACTGCTAAAAGAGGTAAATACAATACATTGCCAGCAGATTATGAACAATATGTCAGATGACGGTTATAAGACCACTACAATATACCAGGCAAGGATAGCACTTTATAATATGCTTGATTATGCATATCAAAATGACATAATTCCTAAAAACCCATGTAATAGAATGGTAAAGTACGACATAGGAAAACCGTCGGAAAAGAAAGAAGCACTTACTATTGAAGAGCAAAAAAAATTCTGCCATGAAATAGTTGGTTGCCCTTATGAATATCAATACCTTTTTATCTTGCAGACTGGTTTAAGGACTGGTGAATTGGTTGCTTTAGAATGGAAAGACATTGATTTCAAAAATAAGACCATGACTATTTCTAAAACTATGGAGTACCGACATTCTACTAAAGAGTGGAGAAAAGGAGAACCGAAAAGTAAATCTGGGTATCGTACTATTCCATTGACAGATGAAGCAATTCGGTTATTGAAATTACAGAAAAAGAAAAATCAGTCATTGCCTTTTATATCTTTGGAGTGGAAAGATACCGTATTCGTTTGTAAAAAAGGTACGCCAGTTAAAAATAGCACATACGACACGATGCTTTTTAAAGTATGTGAAAAAGCAGGTATACGAAAAATTGCAATGCACATATTAAGACATACTTTTGCAACGAGATGTATTGAAGCAGGAATGATGCCAAAAACATTACAGACACTTTTGGGACATTCAAATATAGGCATAACAATGAATCTTTATGTGCACACGACAGACGATCAGAAGCAGAAAGAAATAAGTATGGTTGCAGATGCTTTGAAAGTAATTTGATCTAAAGTGGTACATAATTGGTACATAAATACAAATTTTAAAGAAAGAAATGCCGTAAAATCAAGGCATTTAAGAGGTTATGAAAAAATATGAAATTAGGTATCGTTATATTTTACCATATTTCACGTATTTTCTTATAATCTTACAAAACCTTACAAATGCAGTGTTTATCAGTGTTTTCGACATTTTATTCTTTAACGTAATTTAACATAATTCTTTATAATTTAATAAAAATTGGTACATAATTGGTACATAGAAAAGCCTTATGCAAATGATATTTTAACGAGAGGAAAATGATATTTTCACTCTCTTTTTTTATGCCAAAATTTAAGCATAAGGAGGGATGACCTTATGGGAAAATTCAAATTTTCAGATGAAACACTGGAACATATATTCAGCAAAGAACGTACAAGGGAAGTGCCGATTAAGTATCAATCAATCATGGTTCATGTGATCGAGGAAGTTTTAGGAGAAACGGGTAATGCTTATGAATTTCAGTCCGTTGGGACTTATGAACAAGCCGACATATCAGACACTTGATGAAGTTGAAATTGCGAAACAGATAGAATCAATGGAAGAAAGGGAGAATAGCCATGCCGCAGCCGATTATGAATCCGAACTATTTCAATCCGCAGTATAGAACACCTATGTACGGACAGTTTATGCCACAACAGGAGCAATTCCAACCACAGCAATTTATGCAACAGCCACAGCAAAACACAGTACAGATGTACGGTCGTATTGTACCGGCGCAAGAGTGCATAGCACCGAATGAGGTTCCTATGGATGGAAACACAGCATTTTTCCCAAAACAGGACCTGTCGGAGATCTATGCTAAATCCTGGGGAGCAGATGGGAAAATCTATACAAGGCTTTACAAGCCTGTTTTAGATGCAGACCCTAACAATTTACCGTCTGAAACAGAAAAGGCGAAATTTGACCTATCAGACGAAGCCACAGCGGTATTTATGAAGCGTTTCGATGAATTAGAGCAAAAGATTGAGCAGTTGAAATCTTCGCAATCGCAAAGAAAAACTCCACAATCGCAAAGAAAGGATGATGCAGATGCTTAAGTCAATGGGGAATCCGCAACAGTTTATACAAAATATGATGGGGAACAGCCAGATCATGTCTAACGACATGGTAAAAAACGCTTATGGGATGGCTCAAAAAGGTGATTTCCAAGGAGTAGAAAATCTTGCGAGAAACATCTGCAAAACGAAAGGTATAAATCCTGATGATGTAATAAGACAGATAAAAAGTCAGTTTCCTTTTTAACAGCATATTAGAGGTTTGTGCACAAAACCCGGGAGACCTCTTTATGAATAAAATTATGGAGGTAATCTAATATGTTTGAAACAAACAACAGTCCTTTTACCATGCCTGTTATTCCGGCTGCCGGAAATGGCTACGGAAATAATGGTGCATTTGGTGACGGTGGATGGCTCTGGTTCATAGTCGTAATTTTTGCGATTTTTGGAGGTTGGGGCGGTAATGGATGGGGCGGTAATGGCTCTAATTCCAGTTACTATACCGATTCTGCACTGCAAAGAGGGTTCGACACCCAGTCTATCATCGGTAAACTGGACGGAATCAACAACGGTCTGTGTGACGGATTCTACGCTGTAAACAACGGTATGCTTACCGGATTTAATGGCGTAAATACCAACATTTTACAGACTGGCTATGGAATCCAACAGGCTATCAATGCAGACACCGTAGCAGGAATGCAGAATGCTAACGCTTTACAGGCACAGTTAGCACAGTGTTGCTGCGATACCCGTGAAGCTATCCAGGGTGTAAACTACAATATGGCAACGAATACTTGCGCATTGCAGAACACCATGAATAACAACACTCGTGATATTATCGACAGCCAGAATGCCGGTACAAGAGCAATCCTTGACTACTTATGCCAAGATAAGATCGCTACTCTGCAGGCAGAGAACAACGATCTGCGCAGAGCCGCTTCTCAGGATCGTCAGAATGCTCTTCTGACTACTGCCATGAGTGCACAGACACAGCAGATCATCAACGCTGTGAATCCTGCGCCCATTCCTGCATACCAGGTTCCCAACCCTAACGTATATTACGGATGCGGTTGCAACACTGGTTGCGGATGCTAAAACTGCATATCGAGTAACTTAACCTTAAGGTTATGTCTGCTATGCAGAATTACTGACAACATGGGGCAGACTATATGGTTTGCCCCTTTGATTTTGAAAGAGAGGTATTTATTATGGCTGAATATACAGCAGTAGCATTACAGACTGTGGCAGCAGGAGCGGACGTTGCTTTTACTGAAACTGCCGTAAATGGAAGTAACTGTATCAATCATAGAGAGGGATCCGGAATTGTGAAGTTAAGAGGTATCACTAATCAGTGTCGTGCAAGATTCCTTGTAAGTTATTCCGGTAACATTCAGATTCCCACTGGTGGAACTGTTGGGGAAATTTCCCTTGCACTGGCGGTAGACGGGGAACCTTTACAGTCCACAAGAATGATTGTAACTCCGGCAGCAGTAGAGAATTTCTTCAATGTATCTGCGCAGGCTTACATTGATGTTCCTCGTGGATGCTGCAGTACGGTAGCCGTTCAGAACACTTCTACGCAAGCTATTGAAGTGCAGAACAGCAATTTGATTGCCGTTCGTGAAGCGTAGGAGGTGAAAAATCATGGATGTTAAGAGAATGCATGAAATGATTGAAAAACTTTCTGAATGCGCTAAAGCGCAGTTTGACAAAGGAATTGACAAAGTAGATACTTGCGAAATGGGAAAAGTCGTTGATATGATGAAAGATTTGTCAGAAGCCATGTACTACCGTGAGCTGACAAAAACCATGCAGGAATATGATCCGGAAGAAGTCGTGGAAATGTTTGATCGTTACGGTGACGGTGGCAGACGGTACTATGACCATTACCGCTATGCTGACGGCAGATTTGCACCTAAAGGTCGTGGAACCTACCGCAGAGGTTATGAAGAGCCACCCTATTACCACATGACCCCGGAAATGTATCACCGTGACATGGACAGAGACATGGGGCGTATGTACTACACGGAAACTTCTTCATCCGGTATGCGTGATGCAAGAGAGGGCAGAAGTGGAATGAGCCGCAGAACCTACATGGAAAATAAGGAACTGCATAAGGCTAATACACAGCAGGACAAGGAAGCTAAAGTCCGTGACCTGAACACATACATGACCGAACTTGCAAACGACATGACGGAGATCATCAACGATGCAACACCGGAAGAAAAGACGGTACTGCGGAACAAGTTGTCTGCACTGGTAACAAAAATCGGTTAAAACACTTAAGGGGCTTATTTAGCCCCTTTTATGTTGGAGGTGGTAAGTTGTTCACGATAAATGGAATGGACTGGAATTTAAGCCGTGTACGCAGTCACAGCCCTATGCTGATGCGTTCTGATGGTACATATACTTTTGGCATGACAGACAGGAACACAAGAGAAATTTACATATCAAATATGATTCATGGAAATTTCTATGACCGTGTGCTGTGCCATGAGTTGTGCCATGCGTTCTGCCTATCCTACAATCTGACTATGGATATTCAGACGGAAGAGATTGTTGCCGACTTTTTGGCTACCTACGGAAGAGAAGTGTTTGCACTGGCTGATGAACTGATAAGAGGTATTGTTGGAATGGCAATGTGACCGACATTCACATTGAGATTTGCTTCGTATGTTTAACATACAATAGAATAATTGAGCGACAACGTGTCGCTTAACAAAATCAGAATACCAGTAAAATGTGTTTTAGGGGAAAAATAATCCCTTAAATATTTCTTTCGACGAATTTCGTCGAATAAAAGAATGGCATAGAAAAGACCCCTTTTTATGGGGTCTCTTCTGTTGCACAGTTATCAACATCTTGCTGAAGAATTTTAGATGCAAGTTCTGAAAGCTGTGGGAAGTAGGTGATTACTTCGGAATTTCTGCATTTCCAGTTTCCGGTCGTTGCACTGTAAATCCTCTTTGCTTCATCAAAATTATATGTTCTTCCCAAAACTTCAAGTAGGTGGTGCATATATTCCTTTGATGTAATGTCGTAGCAACGGCAGATGTAGTTGATTTTGCCACGGTTGATGCAGAACCAGTCTGTTTCAAACTCTAATGTCGGCTTTTCCTCGATTGCTGTGGTGGAAGTAGGTGCTGGATGTTGATTTCTTAATGCAAAATAAGCATTGACAAGGCTCCTCTGAACTTTCCATGATAAATCATCCTTAAATGGCTTTACAAGCATAAGGTATCCGCTTTCGGTGAATACAGTAATACCTCTGTTTGGAATATCAATATTTCTAATGTCCACCCGGTGGACATTAGAATTTTCTTTTTCCAAAACAATATAATCAACGCCATTTATAAAGCGCTTTTTGTTTCTATTAAACGCTTTTCTAGCCGTGCCACTTGGTCTTTTATGAACAAGGTCGATATCGTCAAAAGTAACAACCATCTGACCATTGTATTCTCTGACATCTAACTCTGTTCCTTCAACGTTTACAATATTTTCCATATTATTTTTCCTTTCTTTTATCTATCACAAAGTATATTTGTATATGCCAATATGCATTTGAGGAAATGAATGCTGGTATTTTCAAGGTTACAGATAATTTTTTTGATAAGTTCTTCTCTCATTTTCAGCTCCTCCATTTAATCAAAAATAATTTGCCAAAAGGAAGATGCAGTGCTATAATTTACATAATCCTTTTGGGGTAAAGGAGCAGCCGGTTACTTTGCGGGTATGGCTGCTCCTTCTTTTTTAGTTTCCGATTTCTTCATCAACTTTTTCGTTAAACCATTTCGTTTTAGTCAATCCTTTTTGGGAAAGTTTTTCCTCTAACTTCTCAAACTTTTCCTTTTCGATTTCAACACTAAAATTTTTTGTTTTCTTTCTTCGCTCTTTGAAGTAATCGGCTCTGCTTTTAGGTGCTATGGGTATCACCTCCTTGTTTCGAGATACATTATATAATGTTTCGAGATACAAGTCAAGCATTTTTTCAAAAAATAAAAATGCACTAGATTGAATCTAGGGCGTCTATCATCCGACCAGTTTATTCACCGACTTATTTTCCAAAAATTCCTTAATTTCTCCGTATCCCCAACCGTATCCAACCAGTGAACTTACAAGCATTTCTGCATTCTGAACTAACAGTAGTTCTTCCTCAGTCAGATAATCCCGGATGTTTTCTTTATTGCCAATATTAAGGTCAAGCCGTAATTGCTTTGCGGTTTTTCCGAATACTGATTTATAAATCAAATCGGTGTAGGTAGAGTATGCATGACCGTGCATCCGTTCATTTTCGGAAGTCCTCTGCAAACTATCCGTAAGTACCCTGCGGACACCAATTCCTTTTTCACGTTCCCGTATTTTGCCGATAAGAGCCTTTTCCATAGCGTTAAACTGCTTAATATAAGCCATTTTAAATTGTATAGCTTTCTCGCCTGTGTATCCCATGACCAAAAGCGTAAAGCCATCTCTGTTCATGTAATACATAGGATTTTTCTTTCCGTTTGATGCCTTATATTCTGTCTCATAGAATAGCCCCGAAAATTCGGGTGTACTAATTTTTGATGCAATCTCACGTATATCTTCAATTACGTGATAATGTTCTTTTCCGAATGTTTCTGCAACATCAAGGCTCGTTACAACGGTTACTTCTTCTTTGTTTACTGTTTTGATTTCAACTAACATTTTCTACCTCCAAACAATACATTGTCATGGGGCAGAAGAGCATAAAAATAAGCCCACTACCCCTGTTACTGTTGGAGTAGCGAGCTTCCAATCTTTTTTTGGTCTGTCTTTATTCCGGGTCTTGGTTGCAATCTAGGCTGTCTAATCAGCTTTCACTCTCCGGACGTAGTGCAAGACTTCCTAACTGACACATATTATATCATTCAGAACGTAGGTTCGCAACATAAAAAAATAAGAGCACCCTTGCGGATGCCCTTAAAATCAATATTCTATTGTAATTTTATGATTTCTTTATGCCCAGTCCAGATGCTTGTTTCGTATTCCAGTTCAATACTCTGCGCATCCTTCGGAACTACAAATGCAATCTTGTAAGAGGTATTTCTTCCGCTTGAAAGATTAGCATTCAACGAAGAACTATCAACAACACTGTAATTCTGCTCACAATCTGTATTGTCTGCGTAGCACTGGAAATCGTAGATGCTTACATACTTATCATCTTTGCTGTTGTTCTGATAAGAAACATCAATCATAATGTATTTTGTTCCATCAGCAGGAGCGTTCCAACCGTATTCATCCTCATAATCAGTGTAGTCAAGGTCAAAATCATTAATAGTGACTTGCAAGCCGTCCGCATCGAATGTGTAACCGGGAGAAATAACAGTACCACTCGGTACTTCCGCTTCTTCAACTTTAGATTCCGGTGTGATTTCTGATACTGCGGCAGAACTTTCCGTTGTTGCAGAAACCGATGTCTGTTTTCCAGTAGATTCCTTGTTGCTATCGGATACACCATTTACAAACAATACCACAATGGCAAAAATTACAATTCCGATAACAGAACACACAAGACCTGCGATAGCTGTTCCGTGCTTTCTGTCTTTTTGACACAGAGCAATAATAGCGAGTATCAAGCCTATAATACCTGGCACAATGCCAAAAGCTATACAAGCTGTGAGGATGCTTATAATACCAAGCACCATTGAAGTGATTCCTAAAGGACTTTGTTTCATAGAGTAATTACCCCTTTCATTTTGAATTTTATAAAATTTTAACACATTTGTGGTATTCTGTCGATAAATAGATGTGAAGTATTGAAAAAATTTTAATGTGTTTCTTTTGATACCCCCGTGGGTCTGCATTTTCAACCGAAAATCTCGCTTTCAGAGGTTTTTGAAAGAAAAATTTTTCGTCAAAATATAATAAAAAAATTTTTAATCCCCCCTGGGTAGCACTTTTCAAGCTGAAAAATCCGTTTTCAGAGTTTTTTCGCAGATTTTTTCAGACCGATTCAAGGTGTGGAACATCTGCGCACTTCTGCAGTGCGAGTCCTGAACCTGTCACCCGGTCACCGTGTCGCAGCTTTCGCAAGGTCTCCGACTGCAGAAAGCATGGAATCATACGCAGACCGCAACAGCTCTGCAGATTCCGGAGACATACCACCGGCGGCACTCTCAACCTTTATGACGGTTTCCAGCCGTTCCCCGGCATCCGCTACGCTCTCCATAATGTCGTATACATGACCGATTCCCACTTTTCGCATTTTGTATAATCCCCTTGTAATATTTGATTGTACACCAAGACAGCGCAAGCCGTCAATATATCCGGGCGCAGGATCTGACCGGATCCGGTGGAATAGTAACACAAATAGACAGCCAGACGGCAGCATATCCAACGGAACACGACAAAAGGACGGTTGCAAGCCGTCTTTTATCCGTTTTCAAGTTCAAAAATTGCCCACCGCAGGGCGGCGGCTGTCTCCGTGTCGTGATCACGCTCTGCACGTTCTAACAGCTTGTAAAGTCTTTTAAGGTTCTTTTCTTTCATCCTGGCAACCTCCTTTTTTTTATTTTTGGGTAAATTTCACCCATAAAACCGCCGCCGGTAGTGATCCGGCGGGCATCCTCTGCGGCGGCTGTCAAGGTTCAAAATCTATGATTCCTAAATAAAATTGATCTTTAAAGTTATTAAAAAAATGATCTTTTAAATCTGATAATGTTTTTTCTCCATTTTTTAACGATTCAAAATCACTCAACACCATTTCATCAGTATAATTTGCATATTTATTATAACTAATTGATATCCTAAATTTTTCCCCGGATTTTACCCATCCACAACAACCGGAATTTTTAGCAACTGGATATGCACCTATCTCATAGCCATATAAATCCATATAATCTTTTGTGTTTTTATCGTGCCAATCCTCTAGTTGTATCTTTGTACCGTCAGGCATTTTCGATTTTTCTATAATTTTCATTTTCTCGCTCCTCCACATTTTCAATTTTTCCCGTTTCTGGGTAAAAGCAAGCCGGGGCACGATCCCCGGTGTAAGCCTGTCTTACTTGCTAAATTTAACAATATGATAAATTATATCAAAAGAATGGCTTAATGCTCTTGCCTGTGTGTCTAACCATTCCTCGGATCTGTTTGGCTTGTTCTCGCCGCCGCAAACCTTTTTTAATTCAGACGGGCAACAGAGACGTTCGACAATGTCACAATCATAAATCAGAGAGCAGCCACCCCAACTGTATTGTTTCCAGTCAGCGGCGCCATTCAGTAAAAGGCTTTTTAACTCTGTTCTGTCCTGCGGGATCTCTTCAACTTCCAGAGCTTCTACAAGCTCATAAGCATAGATCTTTACACCTTTATTCCATGCGCTTCTTGCCTTGCTTTTGTTGATTGCTTCTAATAATTCATTCTTTCTCATATTGATTTTACCTTTTCACCCGTGTTATAATTTGGGTGCCTTTCTTTTTGGGTGCCGGTGTTCGCTTGGTAGGTGTCACCGGCTTTATTTATTTGTTGAGATAACTATATCACACAAAATTATAAATTGCAATACATAATTGCATAAAAATTAAAATAAATATTGTAATAATAATATTAATGTTAATTGTTGCAATATTGCAATTATAATGTTACAATAATTGCAAGCAGATATTGCGGTTATAAATTGCAATACATAATATAATAGGAGGGCAAAAATGAAAACACCTGAACAAATAGCAGCAAACGCAAGAGAGAGAGCAAGACGGCAGAACGAAAAAGCAAAAGAAAATTGGGATATAATCTCTTGCAGATTACCAAAAGGAACGAAAGACCGCATTGCAGATTTAGGACTTACCGCAAATGGTGTAATAAATACGGCTGTATTGGCTTATTTAGACACTTTGGAGAGCCAAGCGGAGAATTTACCACAAGAGTCGGAAAAGACCGAAAAAAAGGCAAATACAGAGCGTACAGAGGTAGAGGAAAAAGTAGCATTAATGCAAGCAAACGAAAGACTTCACCAGCTCCAGGAGCAGAGGAGAGCACAGAGGAAAACATCGGAACAACCGCAAGTTGTAGACGCTGAGGAATTTTTAAAAAATATCAATAAATAATTGCAATAATCTATTGACATGTTATATAACATGATATATAATCAAGATACAAACAAACGAAAGGAGCGAACGAAATGACAGGAACACCGGAGCAGATCACAGCAAAGAAAGCCGCCCGGATCCGTTCAAACGTCCGGCAGTTCTTCCGGTACTACCGGGAGCAACTGGAGCAGACGGAAAAGCCGGCTTTAAAAGAATTTAACCGGGCAGAACTCCAAGCCCTGGAGACGGTGCAAGCGGAAACGCTCCAAGCACTGGAGAGAATGACAGATCCGGAGTTATTGACCAGCAAAACCGCATACGGTGACAGGGCGTTAATTGACCGGATCACAGCAAGAGCGGAACGGATAAGAAGAACAAGTAAACAAATAGCTTAAAAGAAAGGTAAAAGGTGGAAAATTATGAGAATTAATGGAATCGGAATGGTAAGAAAAGACGAAGCATTAAAAATCTTAACAAGAGAGGGTCGGGAAGCTGTAAAAAGCGGAGAAATTACACTGGAAGAACTCGGACAGATGTATAAATTGGAGCAAGTAAAAAAATCCTCCAAAATTGGCAGATGTGGCGATACATTCCGGGTAAATTATGACCGGATACCGGATGACCTGAAAGACCAGCTTACACCGGACCAGCTCGGACGGCTTACAGATGCTTTTTATGAGTGTTACGGAGAGGGCAAAAAAGATAATAGAGATTAAACAGTAAGAGAGAGTTTAAAAACTCTCTCTTTTTCTGTGGAATAATGAAAATTACAATTGTTTCAATCCTTTATCCTCCCGGATTTGGTGGGAAGATCTTCCGGCATCCATCCACACCGGAAGACATTGCAAAACAAATAAAAACATAATTGTTTTACAAGAAACATAATTATTTCAACACTTGCCCCGCCAGAATCGGCAGCGGAACCATCGCAGTGACCATCTACGCTGTGAGACTGTTAAAATCATAGCACACAACACCCATATTGTCAAATATTTTAAGCAGGTTGTTACACCTGCTTTTCTTGATCTATTTTCACTGCGATATTTTAATGTGCTAAATTTTGTAGACAAATTGTAGACATTTTGTAGACGCAGATTAAATAAAAGGAGATTAGATAAAATAAAGGTTAGATAAAATAAAAGTAAATAAGAGCAGAAAGACAATGATATACCAAGTATATATAAATACTAGAGCCGACCGGCTGCCACCATGTACCCATCTGCAAAAATCACCTATCTGTCTGTCAAAAAATCCCATTTGTCAAATTTAACCGGATGATATTTTTTAAGCATATGATTTTTATATACTCAAGATCACCGGCAGACATACCACAATAACAAATCGTCAAATGCGTAAAAGGTTGTTGTAGATTTATAAATAGGTCTTGTGGTATGATAAAAGCAGTTAGGGAGCCGACGTTAATACGGTGCGAGTGACAGCGGTACAGATCCAACCCCCTCTGGATATGCAGCCGCCCAGATTGTAACCAAGACCACCGGAGCCGACAGACCGGAACCGATCAGAAGTCACTAGCTGATCACTTTTGTAAATTTATGTTTTGCCTGATCTGTGGAGGAGATTAAAAAAAACATGGGTTTATTAAGTGGTGCTTAGTGATTTTTTTTATTGCAGTTTTTCAGGAGGTGCAGAGCGGTGCAGGACGTCAGAGAGATTCCAAACATTGACGAGATTAAAAAAAATATCCGGAAATACTTTGACGATTATTGTGCAGCTTATGGCATCGATGACATGAGATCACAACGGCAACCGGTTTTTAATGGTGCCATGCAATATATATATAACAATTATATAAGACCTAGTAATGTATTAAAAGATATACCCCAAAACGTAGTGGATAATAGTATCAACCAAATGCTAACTAACTACAATGCGTACAATATAGATCTGTTGTATGAGGTTTATTTATATCTTAGGGAGTTAGCCAACGCTTATGATATGACTGCCACAGCTGATACATTTAAGATATTAACAGGGATATCTAAACAGGCTTTGAGTGCATGGAGGACTAAATCAAGTACATCGAGCATGGACGAGGTTAGAAAAGCTTTTGTAAATTGGTTAGACGATGCAGATTGTGATCAGCTTGTTGCTTTTAATCTGCGGAATGCGCTGGGAGCAACGGAACGATTAAACAACGACCACGGGCGGAAGCAGACCACACAGCAAGAGATTGTACACAAGATAACCAGGACAGCCGACCAACTTCCACGATTAGACACAAATTTTGGACAAAATACATCAATGTTGACCGACTCCGGAGCGTATGACGATAATACATCAGATGCAAATTAGTAGCAACAACTACGGAAACGTGCGAAAATATGGGATAGTTAAGGACGTGTCAATAAAGACTGCGCGAAGCACGAATTTTGCGCATAGTTGAAATATGTTGGTGATGATGGGGGAGGGGGTTTATAGAAATTCGGAAACCCGCCCTACTAAGTACAGTAAACTACCCAAAAAATAAAAAGGCTTCGACAGGAGGTGATACTAACATGGAGTTATCTTACACACAAAACAAATTGCAATTTAACAGACCGTCATTTAAGGACGAACTTAAAGATAAGCTTGGAACAGTTTGCTGTAACTGTGGAAGTAATTTGGATGTAGAGTATCACCATGTAGTTCCTTTGGCATTGGGAGGAACAAACAATATAGGGAACATTGTACCTCTTTGCCATGTTTGCCATCAAATTGCACATGGATCATTAAACATAAGGGTCATAAAAAGAGCGGAGAAAACAGGAAGACCTAAAATGTTGCCGGTATCAAACTATTTAGAAATTTTAGAGGAGTACAAAACTGGAAAGATAGGCAAGAAAGAATGTGAGCAAAAACTAAACATTTCCGGTGGAAACAAGCTATCTGACAAGTGGTACTACAAAGAATACCTGAGAGACAATCACATCAAGGTTATAAAGAACCGAGTAGATATGCTTAGTATTCCAAAGTGCCAGAAAGTGGATCATTCTGCAGAACCGATTGCAAGAGTTATTTATGATGACGGACGGGAAGAAAAGTTTTACAGAGAATGTGGATGATTTTTAAAAAATTCTCAAAAATAAAAAAGCCTTTTAGGAGGTACAGCACATGATTTTCATTTACATAGTTTTAGCATGGATACTGGTTCAATTGCATGCTCCTGCATGGGTATATATCCTGTTCATCATCGGAGTATTTTTAAGAGCAGTAGTCACTGGTAGAGATTAAGCGTATGCAGATATTTGGGAAAGAGATAAAAGACGAATGTTCAAAATGCGGTGAAGTGCTGCAATGCGAATTATTTCTGCAAGGTCACGGAATCAAGAGAGACCGTGAGAACGTTACGGAAATGGTTAGCTGTCAGATGAAGCACCAAAAGAGCAGACTTGATAAAGAACTTAAAGAAGATTTGCCAGTTAAGGAGAAATGTGAATTGCCACCGGAGATTAAAGAGATATACACAGAGGTTTGGAAAATTCATAAAGAGTGCGCTAATCCGAAAACGGATGATGACTGGTCGTATCTTATCCGGCAAGGAAATTTGCTGATAAAAATGCACAACAATAGTCAGTTTGCCAAAGCACTGGTAATGGCAATGATCGATGAAATTGAAGGAAGGACGAAGAAAAAATGAAAAACATAATCAGGAAATTCTTAAAAGTATGTTCTTCAACAGCATTACTTACTATTTGCGGAAGTTATTTTCAGATTGCACGGGATTCTAGTGCAGATACGATTTCAAGAGTGCTTGGCATTGCGTTCGGATTGATATTGCTGATTGCAAATTACTTTGTGTGGGAGGTAGAGTTAACATGATTTTATTCATAATTTTGAAAATTATGACAACTGCAGTAATGGCGTTTTTCGCAATAGCAAGTGCATTATATGCTCCAAAGCAGAAAACGGCATCAGACGGAGTATTCTTCTTTGCAACTGCAATGTTTCTTGCATTTGGAATAACTTTTATGTGGGTATAGCTACAAAAACTATGTGGTTACCGGAGATTATGCGAATTATCCCATTTTGGAGAACAGAGTGGGTGAAATTCATAAAACCTAAACAGCTTGCGGCTCGTTTACGGCTGGGGAATGCCTACGAACCGTTGAAGTCAAGACACGATAAGTGTATGGAGCCTGCGTGTGGGAAATGACAAATATTTCCCCTATTTAAAAAAGTACCATGCGCAGGCGTGACAATTTTGAATAAAGTGGTTCACGAAAATAATCCGGGAGCAGATGGTCTCTCTCCCGGAGTTTAGGACTATCGCCAAGCGGTAAGGCACAGCACTTTGACTGCTGCATCCCAGGTCCGAATCCTGGTAGTCCTGTTTCGCAGATGTTTTCTTCTTTCGGTCTTTGCCATCTGCGAATTGTCTTCCATACTTTTCCATTGGAGACACTCCTTTCACCTCATAGCGGAATGCTGTTAAGAGCCGTCGCAAGGCTCGTGAGGGTTTTCCACGTAACCGCTTGAAGCCTTGCAACTATATAGCGGAGAAAACTTTATCTGCGGTGATAAGACGATACCGTGATTGAAATAGTCGGTAGGTAGCAGATAGATATGCCAGAAGTTCATCTGTGGTTATACGGCACAGGTTTTGGGGAAATATGCATAGTGGCGATTGCAGCGGTCTGTAAAACCGTGACATTAGAAACACCGAAGGTTCGACTCCTTCTTTCCCCACGATGTCGGATCGCAACCGACTAGCAGGTAACTGGCGGATGCCCTGCGAAAATAAAAATAGCTATAAGTGTTGCGCTGTGTCAGCGCCTTAAATGTAGGCATACAGCTTATGGAAACGCACATGATCGGTTAGTCAAGTGGTAAGACACCACCCTTTCACGGTGGTAACGCGAGTTCGAATCTCGTACCGATCACTGGGATGTAGCGCAAATGGAAAGAGCAGTGTCCTTCTAAGGCATAGGCTGTGGGTTCAAGTCCCATCATCCCAACTATTCGGTCAAATTATGCTGTCTGTTAACAGGTGGTCTATGTTTTGGCTGAAACAGTGATGCAATATGCTCTGCGATTGTATAATGCGGAGTAACCCCGGGAATATTGCATCTCAACCATGCATAGCTCCAGTGGAAGAGCGGCATCCGCATAGGATGTGTGTCGGCGGTTCGATTCCGTCTGCATGGGTTACGGAGGAATTTTACATGAATGGATTTCACCTTATTCTTCAAGATTGTTGTCAGTATTGTAAAGATTTTGAACCGAAACTGATACAAATGAATATAACAACAGTGTCTGACAAAAGCGAAAAATACTTAAACAACATTACTTGCGAAAATCTTGATAAATGTGAACGGTTAATGGAGAGGTTGAAAAATAAGCATGTGTAAATTTTGTGAAAACTGGCATGACGAAAATACAATCTGCGGAGCAGACATTAAAATTTATAAATGTGCGAATGAAACAAATTTGACAGAAGCACAGATTTTGAAAAATGTCAGAGACAATAAACCTGGTATTGTTATTTTTGCAAATGCAGCAACTATGGGATATTTTAAAATTGAGTTTTGCCCCATGTGCGGCAGAAAGCTGGTGGAGGAATGACGTGTCATGATTGTGCTTACCTTGGATTTGATAGAAACGAAGTTGTAGGGATGGCTGAAATGTGCAACCATCCGGAAAAATGGATTCCTGGTGCTGGATTTGCTGACAGTGAACATGAGTGCGAATTTTTCAAAAAGAAATCAGGAGTTTCTAAATGGGATTCATATTCCGAAGATGAAAAAGAAAAGGCCCGGGAATATTTCCAAGAATACTATGTTCAAAATCCTGTTGGCGATTTAACATGCGAACAGGCTTGGGCACAGTTCGTTGAATATTTAAAAACTACTGATTCAAATGCATGATTTGATAGGAGTATTGAAGAATGAGCATGACAGCAGTAATTGAAAATATAGAGCGTGATGCGTGGCGGCAGGTCACACCTAAAAACATCGGGAATATTGAAAATGTAAAAATTGAATGTACAACACTGGGAGAAGACCCGATTGTCGTGGCAGATACAAAGGAAGACGAGGGAGATTTGAAAAAATGTTTTTATGTAAAACTGTCCGAACATCGTTGTAGCAAATGCAACCGCCTTTTAGGCAAATTCAACGGACAGGCTGAAATCAAATGCCCGAAGTGCGGTAAAATCAATAGAATTGGGGTGAAATAATTTATGAATCAAGCAAAGTTGGTGAAATGGCAATATTGCAAAAACCTTAATGATATAAATCAAGCCATTCTGCAAAATGACCAAGATTGGGAAGAATTAAAGAGCGCAGAACAAATTATCAGTATAACATTTGACACAAACCATATGTGTTATGTTGTGTTTTGGACTGCTTAGCATAGCAAATAGAATATTTTCAAGAGCACCAGTCGTAGAGTGCCTACGCAGAGAGCCAAATTTCCAAAATTTTAGGGAAGGAGGCTCTTTTATATTGGCAAGTCAGAGCCTTATATCGGCAGTAAACAGCTATGACAATTACATACAACGCAAGGGAATTGATGAACAGGTCATTGATGCGTACATAGAAGCCTGCAGAGTGGCTATAAATGGCGAAAAGGATATAACTTATGGCTTACAGATAACAAACCGTTCTAAAGGCATTGTAGAGCGTTTCTGCATGGAAAGAACCGGAGGAACCATATGGGATTTGGAAAAGTATTCCTTTGCAAACAAGACGCACTATTCTCTGACAGATAAATTGTACGATGTTCTCCTACTGGAAGCACAAAATAAGGTTGTGGACAGTGCCTACCGATACTTGGAAAAGAAAAGAGAACCTAGAGAGCGGTTCTATATGCCACGTAGAAAGCAATTTCTTAAAATCGGTCTAATGGATGCCATTCAAGGCATGATTGATGATAAATACGACATCCTCTGCGTGTCTCTTATACCTGGTGCTGGAAAAACCACGGTCGAGAAAATGCTGAATGCGTTGGTAGCAGGATGGTTTCCGAGAGATTTCAACCTTTTTTACTCCCACAGTGGAGATATTACACGTATGTACTATGACGGTGTGTACGATATTTGCACAAATTCTGACGAGTACACTTGGAATGAAATCTTCCCAAATCTTTCTGTTACCAGTACTAACGCAAAAATGGAGCAGTTTAACATCGGCAAATATAAACCATTTCCATCCGTTCAGTGCACATCCGTAGGAAGTAAAAATGCTGGTAAGGTACGTGCATCAAAGTTTTTGTTCGTAGATGACATGATCGGTGGCATCGAAGAAGCTATGAATCCTATAATTTTGGATAAACTGTGGGACAAGTATGCGGTAGATGCAAGACAAAGAAAGACACAAGATACTGACGGAAAGAATTGCAAAGAGATCCATATTGCTACCAGGTGGAGCGTAAACGATGTAATCGGTAGGATCCAAAATATGTATGAAGGGAATCCGAGAGTAAAAGTAATTGCAGTGCCGGATATTGACCCAAAAACAGGATTAAGCAATTTTGACTACGAATTTTCCGGATTTACGGTTGCTTTTTTTGAAGATCAACAATTACTCATGGATGAAATCTCTTATAGGTGTCTTTACAAGCAAGAGCCTATTGAACGTGAGGGATTGTTATTTCCGGAAGAAAAAATCAGACGTTATCTTAATCTGCCACATGGGGAACCGGAAATTATTACCGGGCAATGCGATACCAAGGGAAAAGGAACCGACTTTTTTGTTCTTCCGGTATTGCAAAAGTACGGAGAAGATTATTACTGTGTGGATGCTGTTTGTGACAATACTGCGGATTATGAGATGCAGTATGAAAATGCTGCAAATGTACTTGTTAATAATAAAGTGCAAGAGTGCGAATTTGAGCGTAATGCCGGCGGTGACCGTGTGGCAATGGAAGTAAATAAGCGTGTAGAGAGTAAAGGATGGATATGCAACATCACAGACACACCGACTGAGACAAACAAAGAAGCAAGAATTTTTCAGTGCTCTAACTGGATTTTACAACACGTAATATTCAAAGATCCATCATTGTATAAGCCTAACGAACCATACGGTGTAATGATGTCGTTACTGAAAAGGTATTCTGTTTCAGGAAAAAAACAGTTAGATGATGTGCCTGATGTATTTTCAAACTTTGCATTGCGAATTACAAACGGAAACAGGGTAGCAAAAGTAGAAGCAATTCAAAACCCATTCTCTTTCGGACGGAGGTATTGATATGACAACCAAAGAATATTTAGGGCAGATAAGCCGCCTTAATCGGATGATAAATAATAAACTCACGGAAATCGCACAACTCAAAGATATGGCGGTAAGCATATCTGCTACGCAAAGCGGTGAAAGGGTACAGACTACACCGAATTTTGACAAAATAGGAACAAAATATGCCAAAATTGATGAAATGGAACGGAAAATAGATGGAATGGTGGACGAACTTGTCGATAAAAAAGAGAAAATCATACAGCAGATAGACAGCATGGAAGATGAAAACACATACAATATTCTGTTTGCAAGGTACATTGAAAAGAAAACTTTTGAAGTGATTGCAACAGAAATGAAATATTCATGGAGACAGGTTGTAAGACTTCACGGAACTGCATTGAAACAGTTTGAAAAGAAATACGGAGAAGGATATTTGAATGAATGATGTCATTGAATGTCATATATAAAAAATGGTAATGTTAAACTGACGAAAATATTTAAGATGCTTTCTAATCCTCCTAAAAGGCAAACAGCCGGGAATACCGTCTACGTTATGTGGGCGGTATTTTTGTGCGCAGAAAAGAGGTATTTATGATTTTTAACCAAAAAATTAGAGTGTACTGTCCGGGATGCGGACGGTTAGTCGGTGAATGCAGTTCAAAATCACACATCGACAAGACATATAAGTGCCGGAATTGCGATAAGATGGTTGTTTACCATACGGAGACCGGAGAACGTGAGATCAAGAAACTTCCAAAAAGAGATCAGAGCAGCGGAATGACATTTATGTAGGTGAAAATATGAACACTATGAAATTTCAAGACCTTGTAAAGGGTTGTCACGGTAGAAAAATTGCATATACGGATGTGGAGCAGATAACCGAAGACAACATTGTAAAGGTTATCGGTGATTGCATCGGTGTTTTTTATTACAATAAGCCAGTTATCAAGTACTTGTGGGAGTACTACAAAGGAGATCAACCGGTACTATACAGAACAAAGCTGTCAAATGAGGATATCACCAATCGAGTAGTAGAGAACCATTCTTTTGAATGGGTGCAATTCAAGGTCGCTCAGACTTACGGAGAGCCTATTCAGTTTGTCAGCAGAAAAGATGATGAAGCTGTAAATAAGGCAGTAGATGAACTGAATGATTACTTAGCAGATGCAAATAAGCACGAGAAAGACATAAAAGCTGGTGAGTGGCAGTCGGCAACCGGAACATCATTCAAAGCTATTCAGATTGTGAATGGAGATGTGCCTATCCGTGTGGTTGCACCTAATCCTCTGAATACGTTTGTTATTTACAACCGCAGTTCTGAAGAACCGATTTTGGCGGTACAGGAATTAAAAGATGAAAATGGCGAGTGGTACAAGCTCTGCTACACGGAATCCTGTGAATGTAAGATAAAAAACAGTGCGGTTGTTCCTGGTACATGGAAACTTCACGGATTTGGTGGTATTCCGATTGTAGAATTTCCGAACAACCATGAGCGGTTGTCTGATATTGAACTTGTTATAGATCTGTTGGATGCAATCAATAATACGCAGTCAAACAGAATGGACGGCATAGAGCAATTTATCCAGGCGTGGTACAAATTTGTAAACTGTGAGATTGACGAAGAAGAGTTCAAAAAAATGAAGATGAACCATGCATTGGTTGTAAAGTCCATCAATAAAGACAATAAGTCTGATGTGGATGTCATGTCACAGGAACTTGACCAAACGCAGACACAGGTCTCCAAGGACGATTTAACAGACAGCGCACTTTCAATTTTGGGAATACCGAACAAGCAAGGAAACACTGGCGGTGATACGCAGGGTGCGGTTGAGCTGAGAAACGGATGGGATTTTTCAAAATCAAGAGCAAGGCTTAAGGATCCGGTTGTTAAGACAGCAGAGAAGAGACTGGCCAAGGTTGCGCTGAATGTTATTCGCATTAAGAAAGAAGATCTGAAAATCACTCTTAGAGATTTTGATGTGCAGATTAACCACAGTCCACAAGATAATATGTATACCAAGTCGCAGACATTACTGCAACTTCTGCAGTGTGGTATTCATCCGCTTATTGCAATCAAAACGGTTGGACTTTGGGGAGATTGCGAAAAGACTTTCAACCTTTCCAAGCCTTACCTTGATGCTCTGTGGAAAACTGCTGACATTATCAACATGGAAGAGCAGATGGCAAAAGCACAGGAAATTGTAAAACAAATGCAAAATAAGACAGTTGCCTAGAAATAGGTGGCTGTTTTTATTTTATAAAAATTCGCAATGCCGTGAGCGTATAAACCGGCAATGTCAACCGGTGTCGTTGCACCGTATAAAAATTCGTAGGACATAACGGAGGTAATTTATGAAGAGAGAAGAACTGACAGCTATGGGTTTGACTGATGAACAGATTGAAAAAATCATTGCTGAGAATAGCAAGGATGTTCAGGCAGCAAACGCAAAAGCAAACAAAAACAGTGAAGAGTTGACAAGACTGCGTGAGTTGGAAAAGGAATACACAGCCATGAAAGATAAGGATTTATCCGATTCGGAAAGACTGCAAAAAGACCTTGATTCTGCAAATGCAAAAATCGCAGAACTTGAAAAGACACAGGCTATTGCGGAACAGAGAAGCAATGCGGCATCCAAGTTTAACATTTCTGCTGAACAGGCATCACAGGTTATCAAGGATGACGGCAGTTTTGACTACGAAGTACTCGGAAAAATTATCTCTGATAAAGAGACTGCTGCGGCACAGGCTAAAGAGCAGGAAATCGCAAACGGAACCACAAATCCGGGCGGTGGTAGTTCTGGCGGTGGTAATGGAACTGAAAGTAAAGGTGCTGAAATGGCAAAGAAATATAATCAGCGCTATGTAATCGAACAGTAAGCAAGGAGGTATAAACGTTATGGCTTACATGAAAACCACTACTTACACTTCTGGTGTAAACATTTTAGCAAGTGAAGTCGGACTTGTGTTAAAAACTTTTGAGGGAACACAAGCAATGGCAACACAGGTAGATGATAAGAAGATCATCAAGGCAGGAACTGTGGTTCCAACAAATAACGCTTCTGCGAAGGGAATTGTGTTTGAGGATGTTGATATTACAGATGACGAAAAGAAGCCTATTTCTGTAATTATTGCAGGCCGTGTTATTAAGGCAAATTTGCCTGTTGCAGTAGATACCAATGCCGAAACCGCACTTAAAGCAAGCGGCATTTACTTTGATTAAATTACGGAGGTAAGAACAGTATGCCTAGTGTATTAACAATGATTACAGACAAGGATAGATTGGATTTTTCCCAAAACTATTCTATCGCAAGAAATTATGTAGGTGACCGTCTTTTCCCTGATATCAAGACCGAGAACCTTGAAGCAGAGTACGAAAGACTTTCCGAGGGAATGGATCTTCCTACCGCAGCAATGGTACACGCATTTGATACCGAGGCTGCTATTGGTGTAAGACCTGGATTCGAAAAAGTAAGCGTAGAAAAGCTGCTGATCAAGGAAAAAATCAACCAGTCTGAAAGATTACGCCAGTTGCTGAATCATGGCGTAAGAGAAAGCAACCTGATTGACTATGTATATGACGATATGGGTCGGCTTTCTGATTCTGTTAAGACAAGAACTGAAATCGCAAAAATGGAGGTTATGTCTACTGGTAAGATGACTATTAACGAAAATGGTCTCAATTTTGCTATTGACTTCAAAGTAAATAAGTTCAAGGCACTGAAAGGCTGGGAAGATCCTACCCATGATATCCTTGGAGATATTGCAGACATGGTTCAGATGGCTCTTGACAAAGGATATGTTGTCAATACTGCACTGACTTCTACCAAAATGCGCTCTTATATGCTTAAGAATGAAGGAATCATGAAAGCTATTAAGGGAGTTAATTTCGTTGGAATGGCAATTACTCCGGCAGAAGTGGCAAATCTGTTACTTAGCCTGTATGGTCTGAATATGGTAATTGATGATGATATGTACGGAATTGCCAACAAGGAAAATACAACGAGAACTCCCAAGAGATTTTTACCGGATAATGTATTTACTCTTTATGTATCTACTGGAAACGGAAAGATTGGTACTGGACTTTGGGGCGTAACTCCGGAAGAAGAAAAGGCAAGTGCATTTACAAGCCTGTCCCAAAAGCAATTCATTACTATTTCCCAGTGGGCAACTCCTGATCCGGTTGCTGAGTGGACGAAGGCTAGTGGCGTGTTTATCCCTGTAATTCCTAACCCTTATGGAATCGTAATCGGTACTTTAACCGAAGGAGAAAGCGGTTTGGATACATTGGTAGTGAACAGCACTGCAAGCCAAACAACTAATGGATACACGAAAGTAAGCGTTTCCCCTGCAAAAAGCGGCGACAATTCTTACAAATACAAGGTAGCAGATGATTGTAAATTACCTTCTTATCTTGGAAATGTAAAGACGTATGCTACTTGGGATGGCACTTCTGAAATTGAAGCAACAACCGGCAAGGAAATTATGATTATCGAGTGTGATCCTAATTACAGAGCAGTAAAGGCAGGTATTACTACGGTAACTGCAAAGGATGAATAAGAGGTAACACATGGCAGAATATACGACTTTGGAGCAAGTAAAAATCCGTCTGAAACAATTTCATATTGATTCTGAAAGCTCCGAGGTTGTGTTTGACCATTTGGAAGAAAATCCTCTTTTGGAACAACTTATCAGTCAAGCAGAAGCAGACATCAGAGCAAAAAGAATGTACCCGGAAAGTTACACAGAAGAGAAGATTGCTGCGGATATGAAAAAATTTCAGTCCGTGGTGGTTAATCTTGTCGTGTATGACAGATCGCAAGCCGGTGAAAACTTCATGGCAAGCTATTCAGAGAATGGCGTGTCGAGAACTTGGAGAGACCGCGAGGATCTGTTTGTTGGCGTATTTCCATTTGCAAAGGTATTGTAATTAAAAGAAGATTGTGCGTGACCATGTTACTGATTCCAGTAATAAGGTTGCAGGCGGCACACTTTAAGGGTGGTGGGCGGTGTGCCAACAAACAAGGAAGGCGGTATATGATGTGACTATAGAGTTATCTACAGCAATCATTATAAGCGTGTTATCACTCGGTTTTTCCGTCTACATTGGTCTGAAAAACAGCAAAAGAACAGACACAAAGGATATTGAGGAACGTGTGAAAGAAAACACACGCATCAACATGAAACTGGACACCATCCTTGATACTATCAATGAAATGAAAAGCGAGCGTTCAGAGATGAAGAAAGAGCTTGCAGAGCATGAACAGAAGCTGACAAAGGTTGAAGCCAGTACGGCATCTGCGCATCATAGACTTGATGGAATTGAGGAAAGACTTAACATTAAAGAGAACGGAGGTAAGGAATGATGGATTTTTCACAGGTAGGAACTTGTATTGCAATCGTGGTTATCTGCTATCTTGCCGGTATTGGTGCGAAGCTGATTCCGGTTATTAAGGATAACTACATCCCGGTTGTTGTTGGCATTGTAGGTGGCATTCTCGGAGTAGTAGGAATGTATGTTATTCCGGATTTCCCGGCAAATGATGTGCTGAATGCGATTGCGGTCGGAATTGTTTCCGGTTTGGCAAGCACTGGTGTAAATCAGATTTACAAGCAGGTGAAGAAAGATGCTTGACATTAACAAGCAGGACATGAAGTACTCACGGCAAGGAGAAAAAGTCACGATTTATGACCGGGACGAAAACGGAGAAATAAAGTACATCGAGATGGACGGAGAAAGGATTCCGGTTGTTTTGAGAGAAACTACCGGATATTCTGAACCCGCCATTTTTTCTGCCAACATCAGTAATAAGCTGTCGGAAGTACTGGTAAAAGAATTTGGTATTGATGATTCCAGTTCGTATTGTCAGATTGTGACCAACAAAGGCTATTTGCCGATTAAGGCAGGAGATGTTATCTGGAAGAAGTCAGAAGTAGGTCGTGACGATGACGGACTTGTGGACAGCAAGACTGCTGACTATGTTGTCAAAGGTGTTGCAGACGAGGGACTGACAGCAGATTTGTTTTTGTTACAGAAGACGGTGAAGTGATATGGGAAAGACAATCAATATCAACCTGTTTGACCAAAAGTCCATACAAGCGGCTGTAAAGGCTCTTAGAGACTATGAAAATAACTTAGAGTATAAATGTAGGCTACTTGCTGAAACACTGGCAGAAAAAGGCGTAGAGATTGCTAGAGTGCAGATTGCTAACCTTGATGCTATATTTACATCGGAACTTTTGCAAAGCATTCATGCGGAATACGTTGGCTCCGTAAAAGGTGGCGGTGTTTGGGCGGTGGTTGCAGGTACAGACCATGCGGCTTTTGTGGAGTTTGGTACTGGTGTTGTTGGAAAGCAGTCGCCATATCCATATCAACTACCGGAAGGTGTTGATTGGCAGTATGCAAGCGGAAAAAACATAAGGCAACTTGCGGATGGAAGATATGGTTGGTTTTATCCTGCGGATGACGGTAAATGGTATTTTACAGAAGGTATGCCGTCAAGACCATTTATGTACCTGACTGCAATAGAACTCCGTGATATTGTATCACAGACAGCAAAGGTGGTGTTTGGTAGTGGATAATGAATATCAGTGGGTATCAGATTTCAAAGTCAAGATTGCATCGTACTTAAAAATGAAGATACCACAGAGTCATCCAAAAGCTTATGTGACGGACAAAAGTAAGGATTTGTCAGACCCTACATTCCCTACGGTTTATTTCCATGCTATGCCGTTCACAGAGACAGGACAAGACCTTGAAGGACGGTCTGTTAATGGAATCACAGCATCATACCAGGTGGATGTGATAACCAACAAAAGTCAAGAAGAAGCCGAAGATATCATGGCTACGGTTGCTGGTCTTTTCAAACGTCTGCGATTTCAAATAACTTCCATGCCGGAGTTCAATAATACTTCGCAGGACACATACAGAAGCACTGCACGGTTCAGAAGAAACGTAGATGCTGATGATATATTGTAACTATTGTCAGAGCCTAACGGCTCTATTTTTATGCAAAATTGGAGGTAAATATGGCTACTGGTTTAAAATCAAGAATTGCCTATAAAGAGCCTAGTTCTAGTGCTGCTACTGGTGAGTACTGGGCAGGAACTTACAAACTGCTTATGAGAGCAAAAAGTATTCCTTCACCGTTCGGAAGTCAGAACATGGTGGACACTTCTACACTGGAAGATTTGGTAGAGACGCAGGAAATGGGTCGTAGAGCCGCTAACAGTATGGAAGTGCAAGGAGCATTTGAGAAAAAGTACAAGGATGAAATGGTGACAAACGAGGGAAAGAAACTCGATTTTATCATCCTGTATGGAACTGACGGAAAAGGTTCAGAGGGTATTTGCGCATTTATCGGTCAAGAAAGTTTTGCACCGGACGAAGCAACAGACGATCATCTGACCGGAACTGCTACGATTGCACAGGCTACTGTACCGAAGTGGATTGAAGATAATTACACTGTTGCAGTAACCGAAGACGAAAACGGTTATCCCACAGCAATTACACTGACAAAAAAATAGAAAGTCAGTCAGAAACAAATAACACTGCCGTGGCTGACAATGATGAAGCGGTAGACGAAACATTGATTTAGCAAAAAGAGAGCCGTCTTCGGGCGGCTCCTTTCCAACAAAATGTTGGGGAAAGGATAAAATATGCTGACAGTAAAATTTGGAGAAAAGGAATTAAACATTAAATTCGGTTACGAAGCAACCGTAAAAAACAACATTATCAAGAAACTGGCAAACCTTGAAAAGCAGGAAGACGGCATTGAATCCGTGAATAACATTCTCATGTTACTGCCGGAACTGATTCTTGTCGGTTTACAGAAATACCACTCTGATGAATACGGTTTTGACCCTTACAACAAAGAGCAGAAAGAAGAAAAGTTAAGCGAGGTTTATTCCATGCTTGATGATTATTTCGATTCTGACGAATCTGATATTCAGAAGTTGTTTGCTGATGTGCAAAAAGAGTTGCTTGAAAATGGTTTTTTAGCGAAGCTCCTGAAACAGGAGCAGGAGAAGAACCCCAAGAAAGCGGAGAAGAAGTCAGAGAACTAACATGGGAAATATACTGTAAAGAAGTACGACCTATGTGGATTTTATACACAAAAGGGTACGGATTTGCAGTGAAAGATATAGATTCTTCCTGCCCTGCGGATTTAGAACCTTATGCAGAAGCATACAAGTTAGAAATGAAGCAGAGAGACACAGAGATGTGGTCTTGGTTTGGAAATTATGGTATATCGGCATTTGGTGTAGCAATAGACCATTGTTTTAGCAAAAATGCAAAGTCAGAGTATATCAAAAAGCCGATAATTGAAGAAAGCAAAAAAGAGCCTGCTTATAAAGAATCCAACGAAGAAATTGCAATATGGGAAATGAAACAGAGAATAAAAGCATTAAGAGAACAAGGATTGCCGGAAAGCCCGGATTAAGGAGAAAAAAATGAGTTTAACAGGAATCGATGTGTCCTCATACCAGGGGACGATTAACTGGTGGGCGGTAAAACAGAACGGTATTGATTTTGCTATTCTGAAAGTAATCCGTAAGGATTTGAATCCGGACAAGAAATTTGAAGAGAACTGGAAAGGTTGTAAAGAGCACAATGTCCATGTGCACGGAGTATATGAATACGGATATATTACAACGGTTGCAAAATCACGATCTGATGCAAGAAGAGTGCTTACTATTCTTAATGGCAGAAAAGTGACAGTATATCTTGATGTTGAAGATGCTGTTATGAAAGGTCTTGGCAAAAATATTATTTCTATTATCAATGCTTACGGCAAGGTCATCACCGATGCAGGATTACAGTTCGGTGTATACACTGGGGAAAGTTTTTACAAGACATACATTAAGCCTTATGGCGGTGTGAGTTATCCCATGTGGATCGCACGGTACGGCAAGAATAACGGCAAGTGTGATGTGAAGTATCAACCGCAAGTACCGAACATGGTAGGCTGGCAGTATACTTCTAAAGGGCGTGTAGGCGGTATTGTAGGCAATGTAGACATGAATGTATGGTACAAGGAGTTAGATGCCGTATATGAGGATTCTACAAGCCATAGCAACCCTTATACAGAACCGGAAAGACTTCTGTATTACAAGCGTATGGCAATGATGAAGGGAAATGATGTCAAGTGGGCGCAGTACGAACTTGTAAGGAAAGGCTTTATGCCGTCTGTAAATGCGAAAGGTAAGAAGAACATTGACGGATATTTCGGGAAAACTACTTCTGATGCAGTGAAAGCATTCCAAAAGAGTGTCTGTATCAAAGTGGACGGAAAAATCGGTACGGTTACAAAGGCATATCTCAAAAAGTGATTTTAGGAACGGTAGGTGTCACAGCTTACCGCTCTTTTCTTGGAAGTGGTTGACACTTCCTTTTTTTATTGCGGTAAAGGCGGTGCGGTATGGCAGATATTGATATTGATAATCTTCAAATAAAAATAAGTGCGGATGCGAACAAAGCCAGTAGTGCACTGAATAAACTTGCAAACAGCCTTACGAATTTTCAGAGAAGCTTGTCCATTGATACGCCCAAACTGACAAGCATTTCCAACAGCATACAGAGTATCGCAAATGCCGCAAATTCCATGAATACGAGTGGCATTAAGAATATCTCCACACTGACAAATTCCATTAACAGAATGGGGAAAATAGATACAAGTGGATTAAGTAGAATTTCATCTGCGTTAAAGACTTTTTCTGCTGATATGGCAGGAACAAAAGTAGATGGAATAGGAGATATTGCAAGTATTGCATCGTCTATCTCAAAACTTGGCGGTGTAGCATCCGGCAGAGCAATCACGAACATTCCTTTACTGGCAAAGAATTTGAAACAGTTATTTACCACTCTGTCTACCGCACCGAACGTAAGCGAGAACATTATACGCATGACAAATGCACTGGCAGGACTGGCATCTACTGGTGCGGCATCCGGTCGGGCTGCAAACTCTTTGGACAGAAATCTGAACACTTATACGGCAAGCGCAAAAAGAGCCACAAAAAGCACATTCAGTCTCGCAGCGGCTTTCGGAAAATTTTATGCAACGTATTTCCTTGTTATCCGTGGAATAAAATCTCTTTGGAGTTCCATAGAGGGAACTACGGACTATATTGAAGCATTTAACTACTACACGGTAGCATTTAATAAAGTCGGCAAGGAATGGGGCAAGGACTTTGAAAAATACGGTTACGACAATGCAAAAGATTATGCGCAGAGTTTCGGAAATCGTGTAAATGAACTTCTTGGCAAAATGTCCGGTCTGAAAGTAGATGTAGACGGTGGATTGATTTCTGAAAGCGGAATGAAGAACCTGGGACTGAATTTACAGGAGATTACGCAGTACGCTTCACAACTTGCATCTATCACCAACTCTTTAGGGCAGACCGGAGAAGTTACTACGGCAATTTCAAAGTCCATGACAATGCTTGCCGGAGATATTTCTTCATTGTTTAACGTAGATTTCAGCACGGTTGCAACTAACTTGCAGTCTGGTTTAATCGGTCAGTCAAGAGCATTGTATAAGTATGGTATTGATATCACGAATGCCACTTTACAGACTTATGCTTACAAATACGGCATTGAAAAGGCTGTATCTGAAATGTCACAGGCAGAAAAACAGCAGTTGCGTTTACTGGCAATCTTAGATCAGTCCAAGGTGTCATGGGGAGATTTGGCTAACACAATCAATTCACCAAGCAACATGATACGACAATTCACAAATAATGTGAAAGAAGCTGGCATGGTATTAGGTCAGTTATTTATTCCGGTATTACAGAAAGTACTTCCTGTCATTAACGGTGTCGTAATTGCGATTAAGAGACTGCTTGTCAGTGTGGCAAATTTACTGGGAATCAAGATTGACTTTTCGTCATTCGGTCAAGGTGTATCCGGGTACAATGAAGAGTTGGAAGACACTGCAGATGCACTGGATAAAATTGGTGCAAGTGCAAAAAATGCAAAGAGCGGAGTACGTGAATTTGACAAGTTAAAAGTTATTTCCACACCAAAATCCAGTGGTTCCGGAAGTGGTGTTGGGGGAGCAGGAATTGACCTTACCAAAGAAATCATGGATGCTACTGCAGAGTACGAAAAAGTATGGCAGGAAGCATTTGACAAGATGCAGAATACAGCTCTTGGCTGGGCTGATAAGATAGAAAAACTTCTTGAGCCTGTGAAAAAGTTATTCAAAGATTTATTCAATGGTGATTTCTTCGAAGCAGGACAAGATTTATCCGGTATTGTCACAGGGATATTTAACTGGATGTCTGATGCTATTGCATCTGTAGATTGGTATCAGATTGGGCAAAACATAGGACAGTTTCTTGCAGGTATTGACTGGACTGCTGTGCTTACATCTGCCGGAAATTTCATAAAAACTGCCATAGATGCGGCAATCGACCTATGGAAAGGAAGTTTCGATGCTGCACCAATCGAAACCACGATTCTGACAGCAATAGGACTTTTGAAATTCACTGGCTTGGGAGATATTCTGTGGAAAGCAATAAAAGATTCTATTGTCTTGTCAATGGGCGGTAAGGCAGGAGCAGGAATCGGAGAAACAATTCTCGGAAGTCTATTAGGAACTGGAGCGGCAACAGGAGCAGGGGGAGCGGCAGCAGCAGGAGCAACCGGATTGTTTGGTGGTATTAGTGCAGGAGCAGTAGCGGCAACAGCGGCTATCACAGCGGTTGTAGCAGGACTTGCGCTTGTATATGCGACAAACGAGGATGTTAGAAATAGTTTCAAGGAATCAATTTCAGCCATTGCGGATAACCTAACTCCTGCAATGGAGTTTTTGACAACAACGGTTATACCAGATTTACAGAATGCATGGACAGGGCTTGTAGATGTGCTTACTCCGATAGGAGAATTTTTGAAGACTGCATTCACAAGCATATGGCAGGATATGCTAAATCCCGCATTAAAATATGTTGGTGAAGAAGTGCTTCCGAAATTGCAAAGTGCTTTTGAAAATCTTTGGAATGGAGTGCTTGTTCCGTTTGGAACATTCCTTGGAAATATCTTAAAGCCTGCAATTCAAATTGTTACTGATATACTTACGGTACTTTGGAAAAATGTAGTAGTTCCTTTGGCACAAGCATTAGGAAGTGTTTTAGGAGCTGCATTTGATGCGATAGTCGATACCATGAATTTTCTGGTAGAACAAGTAAAACCAGTAATAGAAGTATTCAACTTCTTATGGGACAATGTTTTATCTCCCATAGTCACTCATTTGTGGGAAGATTTAAAACCTGCTTTTGAAACTGTTTTTAACGCAATAGGTAATATTATCAAAAACCTTGGAACAAAATTAAAAGGACTAATTAATTTTGTTTCCGGTGTATTTACTGGAAACTGGAGAAAAGCATGGGACGGAATAAAAGACATTTTCAAAGGAACATTTAACAACCTTGTATCCATAGCAGAGGGATGCGTAAATCTGATTATTGATGGAATAAACGCTTTTATTGATGGTTTTGGTCTGATTAGTGGCATATCTGAAGCTATAGGAATAAGTTTCAAGCCAGTGCAAATACCTAAAATAAGTATTCCTCGATTTGATACCGGTGGTTACGTTCCGAGCCGATACACAATGTTTATGGCAGGAGAGAACGGTGTTCCGGAGATTGCCGGGACAGTAGGCGGCAAGACAGCGGTTGCCGGTGGAGTTGAAATCACTGGAATCAAAGATGCCATCAATTCCACGGCACAACAGGAAATTGCACTTCTGAAACAAAATAATCAGTTACTGCAAGGAATCCTTGAAAAAGAGTTTGGAATAACAACCGATCAAATTGGAATTGCAGCAAGACAATACGGTCAAGAGCAATTTAACCAAAAACACAAGAACGTATATGTATTTTAACACAGACAGCACTCTGAATGGGTGCTGTCTATTTTTATGCAATAAGGCGGTGAGTGTATGTCAGCATATCAAGGATGGCTTTTAAAAATTGGAGATTACGTTATTGACCAGTCAAGATTTATAGCCGCTGAAAGTTATCAGCCGGCTGTAAATATGCAGGATGTAGACCCGTGGACTGATGCAAATGGATACGTACATAGAAATGCTGTGGAGCTAAAAGCATTAAGTGTTGATTTTTCCACGCCTGCGATGCTGACGGATGACGATTTGCAAGAGTTACTGTCCGGGATACGAAGCAACTTTATTGATGCAACGGAACAAGGATGTAATATCACGGCATACATTCCATTTTTAGGTCAATATGTCACACAATATGGATATATGGCTGATATAAAACCTACAATCTACGGAACTTATGACGGAGAGATTAAATACAATCAGATAGAATTTTCATTTGTCGGAGGTGTAGCGAATGAGTAACTATACCTATGCGGATTTGTTTGATAAAAGTGCATCCAAAAAGGAAATCACGATTGAAACAGAGGACAAGTCTGTAAAAATCACCAACAGCGAAATACATTTTGAACAGTTTGAATTAAAAGAAATCCTATGTGATGATGATTACCTTACATTTGGACAGTGCAATGCATCACAGTTAAAATTCAAAATTTCCAACGTGTTCACAAGCATTATTGGGAAACAGATAAATGTTTCTGCTGTGATTAATGGACATACTGACACACCATTTATTTTCGGCAAATACCGTGTCGTTTCAGATAAACCAACAGATGATAAGCGTTACAGAAATGTGACGGCATATGACGTTATATACGATATTGGAGAATCAGAAGTATCTTCCTGGTATAACGGGTTGAAATTTCCTCTGACCTTAAAGCAGTTCAGAGACAGTTTTTTTTCATATTTTGGTGTTGAGCAAGTAGCAATCACATTACCTAATGACAGCATGGAAGTGGCAGAAACAATCAAACCAAGTGAGTTGTCTGGCCAGACGGTCATGGAAGCAATCTGCTCAATAAATGGATGCTTTGGCCACATTAACCATGATGGAAAATTTGAATATGTTTTCCTTAAAGAAATAATATCCGGTTTATATCCACAGAAAGGATTATATCCACAGAAAGGATTATACCCTAGAAAAGGTTCTGAAAAAGAAAAGGTTACTGGTGGAAAATACAAATCAGTTAAATATGAAGATTTTGTCTGCCAAAAAGTTACAAAAGTTCAGATAAGACAATCAGAAAATGATATTGGTGCAGTTTACCCAGATACAGAGATTACCGAGAACGACAACAGTTATATTTTGCAAGATAATTTCCTTGTTTATGGAATGACCGCAGATGCCCTAGAAACGGTTGCAAGAAATCTGTATGAGGTTATTAAAGTTGTAAAATATAGACCTTATAACTGTGAAAAAATAGGAAATCCTTGTTTGAGCCTTGGAGAAGCAGTCAATGTATATACGGATAAAGAAATCATAGAAAGCTATGTGTTGAGTAGAACATACAAAGGAATCCAACAACCGAAAGACACCATATCAGCAAGCGGAAAATCTCCAAAGTACAGTGAACAAGTAAATGGAATTAACAAAAGTATAATTCAACTCCGTGGAAAGACTAATGAACTAGAACGGAATGTAGAAGAGACCCGGTCTGAGATCAAGGATGTAGAGAGCGGATTGGATACGAAAATTACGCAAAATGCAGGAAAAATTGAAGCAGAATCGAAAAGGGCAACAGATACAGAAGTAGAATTGGCAGCGGCAATATCTTTGCAGGCAGACCAAATCAAATTAAAAGTATCAAAAGGTGATGTCAGTTCTCAGTTAAGTGTTGAAAGTGGACAGGTAAGTATTTCTGGAAACCGTTTTGTATTGGAAGCAGATAACTGTAGCATATCAGCAGATGGAACTATAACAGCTAAAAACGCAGTAATGACTGGTAGTTTTAAGTCTATAGGGGAAGACGGAAGTTACACAGAAGTATCATCAGGTGAAATTAAATTTTATAACGAACTATTGCAAAGCACAGGATCTATAAAAGGATTGGGACAATATCTTACTATTGATGCTTCAATGGTAAGTGTAAGCGGAATTTTAGTGGTAGGAAATGGAGCAACATATGATTCACAATATGTAAAAAACATATCAACAACTTCTCAAATATTAGGCAGTAAGACAGTACTGACAAGTGCCACATTAAGTGTCACAAAAAATTATATAAATGGAACCGTATCAGATGTATCTTTGGTAACACAAACAGCCAATGTTGCTGATTATCCTGGACATAATGTTAATTTTATTACAGGAGTTTCATCACTTGGAGGTTTGCTCACTGCAACATCTGGAATTGTCACACTTATGACGTAGGAGATTTATTATGGTAAAAAAAATATTTATTCTTCAAACGATTATTGGAAAAACAATGAAAGAAGTAATGGAAGAAAGGCAAGAAATTCAGCAATATATAGCTTTTACCATTGGAATTTCCACGTTTACGGAAATCAATGCCACATTGTTTAGCACGGAAGATGGCGATGGTTTTGAAGAGTTTATGAAGCAACTGATTGACATGTCGGATACAGTGGTTGCACAGAGCGGATATGAGGTATCTGAACTGTGCAAAAATCTGTATGCATATGCAGAAGAGCAAGGAAAAGAAATCTATGTAAGGGAGAATTGATATGGCAGCAAACTTTGAGATTAAGAAATTAAAAAGCAACCTTGTGACAGTATTAAATCAAACACCGTTGCCTATCGAGGTGAAAAGGCTTGTACTGTATGAAGTGTATTCGGAGACTAAACAGTTATCAGATATGCAGATTATGAAAGAGGAAAGCGAGGTATCTGCAGATGACGTTGAATAAGGTTTATACCAGAATTAACTGGGAAGATTACCCCAGTGAAAACACGGATTTAGATGCATACAATCTTAATCAGATGGATTCTGCTATTGATGCGTTGGACAACCGTATCATATTACAGGATGCCTTAAAAGTAGACAAGTCTGCAATAAACGGAAATATTGCTGATTGGACTATGGATGAAACAACCGGTGTTATTACTATTACAAAATACAACGGTGAAAAGGTTATTTTTGACCTCAATATTGAAAAAATACCTGTCTGCTTTTCCATGTCTGATGACGGAATTATTACCATGACTACAGAAGATGGAACACAGTTTACAGCTGATATTGGTTCTATGATTCCTGTGTTGACATTTGAAGATTCTTCAACTATAGCTGTCTCCGTGACTGGTACTGGAAAGAATAAGACTTATTCTTTTTCGATAAAAACAGGATCAGTAACAGATGATATGCTTCAGCCTAATTATTTAGCAGATATTAGAGTAGAATCCGCAAATGCATCTGCTTATGCGCAATCCGCAAATGCAAAATCTGTATTGGCTGAATCTTATGCCGTAGGTGGAACCGGAACAAGAGAAGGAGAAGATACAGATAACGCAAAGTATTATATGGAGCAGGCAAAACAGCAAACAGGCGGTATACCTACAAAAGTCAGCGAATTAGAAAATGATGTTGGATACATTACAAAATCAGTTTCTAATTTGACAAATTACTATGACAAAACCGATGTTGATAAAAAAATAGATGAAATTCCAAAAACAGATTTGACAAACTATTTGACCAAAACTGGTGATGGTAGTAATTTGACTGCGGCGTTTGAAGAAGCAACAACTTTAGATGAATTAACGACAGGAGAAAAGTTATCATCTATTTTGGGAAAACTTAAACTGGCTGTAAAAAACCTTAAATCACTTATAAGCCTTATCGGAACTACCGATATTTCGACTATTGGTGACGGTACTATCACTGGGGGATTAAGTGATGTAAATGGCAAGTTAGATACTAAATTAGATACTAGCAGTTATGTCAAGAGTTCTAATGGTTCTCTTTTGGGACTGGTAAAAAATAATGAAGTATGGCTTATTATCTTTAACCGTATATCTACATTAGACACTTGTGTTTGCGTAGCATCAAGATATGCTGATGTGGTTAGTGTTTTTACTGTTTCGAAATCAGCGACTATGAGTATTAATTACAATAATCAAGGTACGATTACCGTAGCATATAACGGTTCCACAGATGGCGTATTTGGTGGAGCTTTCAAATTTTACGGTTAAATTCATATGAAGAATAGCAAATAAGTTACTTATATGCCACAATAAAGTTCAATGTAAAAACTGCATCATGACTTACGTTTGCAATTTGATATACATAAAACTTGCTATTACTTGCAAATCTTACATTAACTGCCCAATCACAATTTGCAAACACCCCAAATACATTTGCATTGTTTGGCAATCCAAAGTCAGACAAGGAGCCTAAAAAGGACTGTTTATTCGCCGCTAATAGAGTAACAGATGTTAATATTGATGCAAATTTCAAACCATTTAAATTGCCATTTACAGAAGCAGTCATAAAAAATATTTGCGAAATAACAACAAAAAAGAGCATGGTGAAAAAGCCATGCTCTTAATCTATTTATCTGATTCCCCAGTCACCGTCATTGTTGACGAAACCAACCACATATCCTATCATGTCATCAATAAGATTTTCCGGGAGTATGCTGTTCGGAGACATAAGCGGAACATATCTCCATTTTCTTACGCCATCCTCAATTATATGTGTTTTCACGACAATATAAATCCCACCATTGCTTGTTACGATACATCGTTCACCGTATTGCGGTTCACGATCCGCTGCAAGGAGAATAATTTCCCCAGGCAGATAAAACGGCATATAGTAGTCGCAAGGAATTTTCACACCGATATAAGCCTTGGATTTTATGTCTTCCGGCAAATTGTCTATGCACATGGGTTCCACAGCATTTGTGGTTGCTATAATTCCATTCACAAGTTGCGGTTTAAGGACAGAAATATACTTGTGTGATTTTTCAAGACTGGAATAGATTTTATCTTGGTGACGGATGGAGTAGCGGATAAGGTACAGAGAGTGTTCCGGCAGACTGCGGCATATCTTGACAGATTCCAACATCTTATCTTCCATAGTACCACAGCCTACCAACTCATCTACGCTGATTCCAAAGGCTCTAGCAAGCGCAACAGCGGTCGATAGCTTTGTGTCGTTAGAATTACCGTATAGTAGTGAATTAAGCGTAGAATAAGGCAAATTAGCTTCATCTGCAAGCTTGTAAACCGTCATGTCCGGCTCATTTAGAAATTCATGGAGATTTCCACGAAAACTTAACATATAATTAGTACGGTTGACTGATAAATGTGTCGAAATTTCTTTGATTCGGTCTTTTTTCATCATGTTTTTTATCCCCCTTTCACATGATACACTTGTAACATCCCTTGTTTCAAGGGACTTCAAGTTCTGGCGAGGGCGGTGTTTATTGGCGTTTTCACCGTCCTCTTTTGTTGATATTTTACAACAATAAAAAACGTGAGTCAAATATATTGATTGTTAAGAACATATGTTCTATAATTTAGGTATCGCTACTTTAGTTCGTGAGGAGAAACACGAGGAGATGGGAGAGGGTTACATGAATAATTTGAGTAATGAAGAGTATAAGGAGAAAATAGTAGAAGCTATTTCTGATATAGAAAACAATGAGTTTTTGCGGTTCATATACAGTTTCATAATTTCAGCAATAAAAAAGTGGCTTTAATGCCACTTTTATCTCTTATATTCTTTTGCAACCATTCTTGCATATTCCATGATTCTATTTTGACCTTCTTCGTCACAAGAATTGAACAGGTCTATCAATTCTACAAATTCATCAGATAAATCCGGATTTGGAAAGCTATATTCTTTTCCAGTAGCGAGGTAATCTAAACTCACATTAAAATAATGAGCAATATCTACCATTTTTTCGATCTTAGGGGAACTTTTACCTTTTTTCCAGTCTGAGAACGTAGAAGCAACAACTCCTGTTGCTTTTGACACATCAGCAGCCTTGACACCCTTTTTTTTCAATAACTTTTCAAAAATTTCGTACATACATTCCTTCCCATAAAAAATTAGGAAATCCTAAAAATAGGTATTGACAAATAAGGATATCTCAACTATACTGAAAACAAGTTAGGAAATCCCAATTTTTTATCATAATATTTTCGCCAAAAAGTATTATATAGGAAATCCTAACAAAATGCAATATAAAAGTTAGGAAATTGCAATAAAATAGGGCGATAAGAAAATATTTCCTATCGCCCTCGCCAGAACTTGAAGTGTCTCAAAAACGCCAATAAATGAGACAACTTTATTATATAGCATTTCCTAACTAATTTCAAGAGAAAGGAGCGTTGTGATGTATAAAAAATTTAAGCAACTTTTAGATGCTAGAGGTTGTACAACATATAAGGTTGCGAAAGACCTCGGATTTTCTCCTACATTGTTTTCCGACTGGAAAAGTGGGAAGAGCAATCCTAAAGCAGATAAGTTGAAAAAGATTGCTGATTACTTTGGGGTGACGATTGAGTATTTCTTGGAATAGGAAAGGAGAACTGTTATGCAAAGCCAGTTTGAGAGAGAACTTCTCAAAACCTTAAAGAGCATTGACAGTACTCTGAAAAGAATTGAGAAGTCCATGAATGATGAAGAGAAACAGCATACGACCATTTGTAATGCAGTTTCTCATGCAATGAAAGGAGAACATGAATGAAAAAATGGACTTACCGCCAGAAGAGAGATCTTCTTGACAAATTAGAACCGTGGATCACTGCACTGGTTCAGTTCATAAGTGCATTGGCTGGGGCGGCTGTCGGAATAGCTATCTGCTACTTTTTCTAAGTGGTATGTGGCAGTTGCAGTTATTAAAGACACAACAAAAGGTATGATTATATTTCTTAAAAATGAGAGAAACAAATGTTCTTTGTAAAATCTTCCTTTTGAAGACAAAATGAATGTGAACATTTCACGATTTATGGATGAACTAACTATGGTGAAATATCCCTTTTCCTTTAAGGACAAAAATGCTTGGTAAACATCTTCACCATTGTAATTCCCTATTTCAGACAATGAAATGGAACATTCAGAAGATTTTACAGTTTTTCTAAGTACTTTTCTTTCGATTTTGAGAAGCATATGAAACCTCCAGTTTTTTAGAACATTATACCACAGAAAGGAGAACAATGAACGAATTAGAGCAGAAAACAATATATTCCGTGGAAGTAGCGGAAATGGTAGGGAAAGAGCACAGCAAGTTACTGAGAGATATAAGAAATTATATTGAACAGCTAGCCGAAGCCAAAATTGGCTCGGGCGATTTCTTTACGGAAAGCAAGTACAAAGATGCAAACAATCAGGAAAGACCTTGCTACCTTGTAACGAAGAAAGGCTGCGAGTTCATAGCACATAAGATGACCGGAGTTAGGGGAACAGAATTTACGGCAAAGTACATTGACCGTTTCCACGAAATGGAAGATTCCATTAAGGCACATATCCCTACCGGACAGGAATTGATTGCGCTGGCAGTTGTCGAAGCACAGAGGATGCTTGCGCAGAAAGAGGAAGAGGTTAAGCAGTTGCAGACCACAGTGCAACAGATGGATGCCGTGATCACCGATATGACACCAAAAGTTGACTATGTGGACAAGATTCTTTCATCTAACGACTGTATGACAGTCACACAGATTGCACAGGACTACGGAATGAGTGCGGTGAGGTTTAATTCAGTTTTAAGAACAGCCGGCATTCAGAGAAAAGTCGGTGACCAGTGGATATTGTACGCAGACTTCCAGGGTAAGGGTTATGTGAGAACAAAGACAAATGATTATGTTAAGCATGACGGAAGCACCGGAACAAAGCCACTTACCGTATGGACACAGAAAGGCAGGATGTTCTTATACAACAAGCTGAAAGAGATTGGCATTGAACCTATCGAGGAGGAAAGCGCATGAGAACAACATTGAAGCTGTTTCTTCCTATTATAATAGCACTCTCCATCACATTTACATCCACGGCACAGCCAGCCGGCAGTTTTATCTCCGAGGAAGCACAGGAATCGTGCGTAAAGTACGGCGAGGAATACGGCATCTGCCCGGAAATGCTCATGGCAATGATCGAGAAAGAATCTTCCGGCAGACCAGATGTGGAAAGTGGCGGCTGCAAAGGTCTGATGCAGATTTCAGACAGATGGCATAAAGACCGCATGGAGCGTTTGGGAGTGACGGACATCTACTCCGTGGACGGCAATATCCATGTGGGAGCCGACTACTTGTCGGAATTGTTTGAAAAGTACTGTGATGTAGGAATTGTCCTCATGGTTTACCACGGAGAAGAACGCAGCTACAAAGACAGAATTAAGTGATTACGCAGACTGGATATTAACCAGGAGCGCAGAACTGGAAAGGATGAATGGAAAATGACGAACAGAGAGAAGTATGCGGAACAGATTATTGACATGGCACTTGATAGTATAGAGATAGCTGTGGACAAAGAAGGAAAGTTATGTGATTGCAATGTAATACTTTGTTCCGATTGCGCATGGAGTGATAAAAGCAGATGCAGGGAAAGGTTCAAAGAATGGGCAGAGCAGGAATATGTTGAACCGCCTGTTGACTGGTCAAAAGTGCCGGTGGATACAAAGGTATTCGTAAGAGATTCTGACAGTGAATCTTGGTGTCCTAGATATTTTGCAAGATTCAAAAATGGGGGAATATTTACATGGACTAATGGTACTACTTCTTTTTCAGCTGAAGGCTTTGATGATGTAACATTGTGGAGACAAGGAAAACTTGCGGAGGACACCGTATGAGTGCCAAAAAGCGGTTTACCGTCAAAGGGTGCATCGGAAAGATATTTTACAGTCCGAAAGAATGGGAAGTTGACCGTGAAACAGCATTCTATTACAGAATTGTAAACCGCAATACCGGGAAGAAAAAATGGTTAAGAAAGGAGTATTTTTATGCAGAAGCGACAGATTATCCCCATCGTCCGTGCGAATGAGATTCTGATTGCAAGACTGTTAGATGCAGGAATCTTGTATATCAGCGAAGAGGACAACATGATCCACGTAACAGAAGACTGAAAGCCGGAGGAGTGAGGAAATGGAAAGGAAGATAAGAAAAATCTTGGTAGAACTGGGGCTGAAACAGTACTTGCCGGGATTCCAGTACATCATCGAGGTTGAAACGCTGATGTTTGAGAACCGGAACAGAAGACTTTCTGAAATCTACCGGATTATCGGAGAGGAACACAGCACAACCAAGGAAAGCGTGTACCGGGCGATCAAGTGGGTTGTTGATAAGATGAACCCAAGCACAGAGCTATACAAGGAGATCAATGAGACAGACAAGCCGGTCTCAATCTATATGTTTGTTAATTCACTGTATTTATATCTTTGGGAGGATAGGAAAAATGAGGATTAAACACACCTTTTTGCAGAATTTCTGCAAATTCTATGGTTCTAACGTAGTGGACACTGATTTATACGACCGGACAGAGGTTTCCGGTGTAAATGAAACAGGTAAGTCCACGATCAAAAGAGCAATTCAGTATATTTTTGGATGCCGTGACGAGAACGGCAGAGAGATCACCGGAATCAGACCGCACGATAAGGACGGCAATGACATCGACGGAGATATTACCGCAGAAGTTACCGTGGAGATTGACGGTACAGACAAGGTTCTGAAAAAAGTATGCCGTCAGAACTTCAATAAGAAAGGCGAGTTTACCGGAAATGTCACGGATTACTATGTGAATGATATTCCAAAAAAGGCAGCAGATTTTGAAGCGTTTTTGGAAGAGAGTGTATGCGGAAAAGAAAAGTTTTCACTTTGCATCAATGCCATGACACTTCTGCTGAAAGGTGGCACGGATCAGAGAGCAATTCTTGCTGATATGTTCGGTCAGCACAGTAATGATGACATTTGCAATCAATTTCCGGAGTTTGAAGCATTAAGGACTGTTCTGCAGGACGGCACGGTTGATGAACTGAAAAAGCGTTGCAATACGCAGTTGTACGGCACAAGGGGAAGAAATGGAACCAAGGGATTGCAGGATCTGTTAGATGAAATTCCTAGCCGTATTGACGAGGTGAGCCGTCAGAGAGTAGATATTGACCTTGCGGATCTGGAACTGAAAAAGAAAGATTTACTGGATAAGCTGTCAGAGAACATTAAGCAGCAGACAGATACGCAGAACAGTATGAAGTCCTACGATAAGCTTTCTGATGGAATTATTGAGTTAAAAGGTCAGTTGAGTGCATTACAGCAGAAAGCAAATGAAAAACTGGATGCGGACAGAAGAGATAAGCGCACAACACTGAATCAGATTCAGAATGAGCATCAGAAAGAGTTGCTTAAGGCAGATACCATTCGTGAAGAGATCACGGAACTGGAAAAGCGTATCGCACAGTATGAGCAGAAGAGACAGGAATTGAAGAAGAGTTGGGATTTGAATAAAAGCCTTAAATTTGATGAAAACTCTCTGATTTGCTCATACTGTGGACAGGAATATCCGGAAGAGAAAAAAGAGCAGTTAAGAACGGAGTTTGATACGCATAAGGCACATGAACTGGAACTGATTACTAAAGAGGGTTCTTCCTGCGCTGAACATATCAAAGCGGATCAGGCAGAACTGGAGCATAAGCGTGAGGAACTGAAAAAGACCGAGGATGAAGTGGAGCGGTTGGAAAAAGAGATTGCCATTGCCGATAATGTATTAAATTCCATTCCGGCAAGCGTGGATATTTCCAACACAGAAGAATACAAAGCTATCCAGTCACAGATTGCTGAGAAAGAAGCTTCCATGAACAAATTCACTGACATGAATCTTCTCAGAATCCAGTTAAAAGGTGATGAAGAGCAGATCCGCAATGATATTTCTGTGGTTGATAAGTCTTTGGCGAGTGTAAGCATTAACGAGAGTGTGGATAAGCGTATCACAGAACTGGAACAGGAGCGCAAGAACATTGCACAGAAGATTACGGATGTGCAGTCACAGCTTGACCTGTTAAAGAAATTCAGCCGGAAGAAGAACGAACTGTTGGAAGCTGATGTGAACAAGTATCTTTGCTTCTGCACTGTGCGGATGTTCAGACCTCTTGTGAATGGTGACACGGAAGAATGTTGTGACTTTACATACCGTGGAGAGCCTTACAGCCGGAACATGAACCACGGAGCAAGGATTCTGACGGAAATTGACATTTGCAATGCGTTTCAGAAGCGGTGCGGTGTGGAATTGCCTATCATGGTTGACGATACTGAGAGCCTTGACCCTTGGAAGATTCCTGATGTTGACAGTCAGTTGATTATGTTCCGCAGAAGTGATGATGCGGTTTTGAAAGTGGAGGAAGTGAAAAATGGAAAAAGTAATTAAGAGTTACAAAGGGTTCAACAAGGACATGACTTGCCGTGGATTTCAGTACGAAGAAGGCAAGGAGTACGAAGAGGAGACAGCAGATGCCTGCCACAGCGGATTCCATGCTTGTGAATATCCTCTGGATTGCCTTGGTTATTATTCTCCGAACGAATCTGTTTACCATGAAGTGGAGCAGAACGGTGAATTTGACAGAGGTGAAGATGATTCCAAGGTTGCATCCACAAAAATAAAGATTGGTGCGAGATTGGATATTTCTGGACTGGTAAAGGCGGCCATTGATTTTACTATGAGTAGAGTTAAAAAAGAAGCTGAAAGTGATGAAGACTACGGTGCATCCTCTGCCACAGGTAACTGCGGTGCATCCTCTGCCACAGGTAACTGCGGTGCATCCTCTGCCACAGGTGACTGCGGTGCATCCTCTGCCACAGGTTACAAAGGTGCATCCTCTGCCACAGGTTACAAAGGTGCATCCTCTGCCACAGGTTACAAAGGTGCATCCTCTGCCACAGGTAACAAAGGTGCATCCTCTGCCACAGGTGACTACGGTGCATCCTCTGCCACAGGTAACTGCGGTGCATCCTCTGCCACAGGTAAC